CAAGTACGGTGTGGAGCGTTGGACGTTCGCCACGGACAAGGTCGAAGGGTTTGCGACGGTGCGTTTCGAGATGGAGCCGGGCCGTTGGGTGCGGGTGACCTTACGGGTCAGGGCTGATGAAGGGGCCGGTGCCGATATGAGGCGGAAGACTAAATGGCGGAACCTTTTGGGTTCATGGAATCTTCAGGTTGATGGCTATCCTGGCGCACCCCATCCGATGAGCGGCCTGGTCAGCTTTGGGAGTGCCCTGTCCGCCAAGGCTACGAGTTCCTTCGAGGGGTTGTTGTCACTTGTCACCACGGGCTATCTCACGCAGAGCAAAGGGGCTTCTGTGGAGGTGTCCCGTCATGCCAATTGTAAGTGTGCAATTGTTGACGATGTGAAGGATGAGCTGGAGTAGTATTTGACCCCTACTTGACAAGCTGCTGGCTTTGTTGTATATTGATAGTGCTACTGACAGCCACGGCTTTTTTGATTCAGAATAATAGGGGCCATGCGAGAAGCCGGGCTAGTCAGTAGCAGACGGCAAGGCAAAGCGTGGCCCTTATGATTGGGGGTGCGGGTAGCCCTCCGATGCCGTTGAGTCCTAAGGTCAACTTGGCACCCGCATCCCCATGAAGGGAGCAACAATGAATTCACTCTGCGAGTGTGGTTGTGGCGAGCGGGTGAGCAAGCCAGGGAACCGGTTTGTCCTTGGGCACAACTGGCGTGGAAAGAGTGGCCCTAATACCCCCAACTGGCAGGGCGGCAAAAGGGAACTGGCTTGCCTCTTCTGTGGCGAGACGATTCTTCGGAAGAGGAATCAGGCCGGCAAGTATAGCAAGCACTTCTGCCACATAGTATGCCGTGCCCAGTGGCTATCGGAAAATCGGACTGGCCGCAGCAATCCTGCTTGGACAGGTGGCCCAATCGAAGTGAACTGCGCCGTCTGCGGTGAGACCATCCTCCGGACGAAGTATCAAGCCGACAGGTGTAGCGACCACTTCTGCGATATGGCGTGCAAAGCCCAGTGGCTATCGGAAAACCTGATTGGCCCCAACACTCCCAACTGGCAGGGCGGCAAGTCTTTTGAGCCGTATGGACTGGGGTTCAATGACGCACTGAGATTGGCTGTCCGAGAACGCGATGAGTTCACTTGCCAACTGTGCGCCGTGCGGGAGAATGGCCGGGCGCATGACTGCCACCACGCGGACTATGTGAAAGTGAACAACGATCCTGAGAATCTTACTACGCTGTGTCAGGACTGTCATCGGAGAACGAACTACAACCGGGCCTTTTGGACGAACCTATTTCAAGCGCAGGTGAAGTTGAATGAATGGAGCTACCGGACCTGAATATAAGGGCGCGGTGAGGCCTCGGGTAGACTGGAACCCATGTGCCCCGTTGCCCCCGCGCCCTTAGAAATGTCGGTTCGATAGTTCAAGGTCATGGTGAATAGAATATAGACTTGACAAACCCCTAAAGCTACTGTATACTATTACGGATATCCCTGTCTACCCGGACGATGGGTGGGCGGGGCTTTGTCGTATATGGGGAAGAATCAGATGGGTGTTTATGAGGCAACACCGGTGTCAACGGAGATGCAGACTCGTGAATGGTTTGTAGCTCACATTGGACAATTTGACTATGACATCGTGAAGTCACAAGGGCCGTTCCCTGATTATGTGTTGAGAGATAAATTTGGGACTATGGTCCGGTGTGAGATTGAGTATGAAAGCAAGAACTTCATAGCACATCAGCATGACCCTAGGGATTGTGACTTGATAGTCTGTTGGATTCACAATGCGAATCTTCCCTTGTCAGTATTGGAACTATCTACCAAGAAATTATATAGGGCAAGTTTCATGCCAAGAAGAATACCAAATCACCAAAAGTTTCTGCAGTCACTAGCTATTGTGGGAAGTCCTGTCACTTCTTTTGACTATGCTTGTGCTAGGTTGAAACGGGCAAAACGCCAAGGTCTACGAGGTCTGCCAGAAATACTGGTTTGAGAATATCTGAATACACGTTGTATACAGGGTAGATGAACATCATAAAGGACTGAACCGATGGCACATGATAAGCAAAGCCCATTCACCGTATCGAGGAAGGCCGTCATCGACAAACGCAGGCAGATGATAGCGCAGCTCAGGCTGCGGGGTATGACGCAGCGTGAAATTGTGGAGAAGCTTCCTGCGCTTGAGATCATTAACCGGAAGACGAATCGGCCCTATTCCCTGGGGATCATCAACAAGGACCTCCAGGTCATCCACGAGCAGTGGCGCACTGAGGCCGTGCAGGACATCGCGGAGCACGTGGCCCGCGTCTTGGCGGAGCTTCGTGAGGTCAAGCGGGCGGCATGGTCCGAGAAGGCGTTTGGGGACATCCTGAGAGCCATCGAGAAGGAGTGCAAGATACTCGGGATAGACAGCCCCGACAAGCAGATCATCCTCAATGCCGAGCTAGAGGAGTTCCTGTCTATGCTCCCGGAGGAGCACCAGAATGCAATCCGCAAGCTCATCATCGCCAACCTTGGCGGAGGCGGCGCTTAGGGGTCTGGACCCTGACGACTTTGCCAAGACGCTCGTGGGTTCCTTAGGGCATAAGTCTCAGGGACGTGTCCATGAGTGGGCCTTGCGCGGCACTCAGCAAAGTGCAGCGGACTGGGGTGAGCGGTACTTCTACATTGAGGACCCCTGCGACCCGGCTAGTGGGGACCCGCTCACACCCGGTCCCATTCAACTGATCCCCTTGCAGAAGGCGTTGCTCAAGGCGGCCTTGGACATCGACCTTGAGCTGGGTTACCGTTGGCAGAGCATCGTCTACAGCGCTACCAAGAAGTCGGGCAAATCCCGCCTTGCAGCCATGGTGGACGCCTGGGTGGCGGACCAGATGGGACCCTACGCCGAGGTGTACCTGGCGGCCAATGACGGGAAGCAGTCGGGGGACCGGCTGCTCAACTGCATCAAGCGCAGCATGGAGCTTAACCAGAAACTGGGTACGGGATTGCGTATGGCCCGGTGGCGCAAGCGGGGCGAGACCGTGGTGCTGCCTAACGGCTCCGTCATTGAGGCCATCCCGGTGGACCCCACGGGGCAGGCTGGGGCCAACCCCGCCTGCGTCACGTTCTCAGAGCTTTGGGGATACCGCCTGGAGCACAAGGCCCGGCTGTGGGCGGCCCTGACGCTATCGCCTACCAAGCGGGGCATGTCCTTCCGGTGGGTGGACACCTATGCAGGCTACGAGGGTGAGAGCGAAACCTTGGAGAACCTGTATGAGCAGGGCGTGAACCAGGGCCGCTACTGGGTGGACTGGGCGCGGGAGAGTCATTGGGTTGAGATGGGCAAGCCGGAGGAAAGGAAGCAACGGGAGCAGGTCATAGCTACCTTGGATCAGGACGAGATACCCCTGTTCGTTAACGAGGCCTCGCGCTTGTGGTGCTACTGGGAGACTGAGCCCCGGTTCCCCTGGCAGACCGAGGCATACTATCAGGAGCAGGCCGCGGCCCTCACGGACATGGAGTACCGCCGGGTGCACAAGAACGAGTGGGTCACCTCGGAGGATGTGTTCGTGCCTATTGAGTGGTGGAAGGGGTGCCAGGCCGATGAGTTCCCACCCTTGCAGCCAGGTGAGCAGGTGGTCCTGGGTGTGGACGCGGCGGTAAGCGGCGACTCATTTGCGGTGGTGGGCGTTACGAGGCACCCTGCGGCCCCTGAGACCCACGTAGCGGTGCGCTACAGCCGGGTATGGTATCCGCCCAAGGGTGGCAAGCTGGACTTCGAGCCTATCGATCAGGAGATAAGGCGCTTCTGTGCGGAGCATAAGGTGGTGGAGGTGGCCTTCGACCGCTGGCAGATGCACAAGATGGCTACGGACCAGGTCAAGGACTACGTGGCCCACTGGCGCGAGTTCAGTCAGCAGGGGGAGCGCCTGGAGGCCGATGTGCAGTTGTATCAGCTCATCCGGGCACGAGAGATAGTCCATGACGGGACACATGGGGAACTGACCCAACACATCGCCAATGCTAACAGCAAGATGAGCAAGGAGGAGGAGACCCGGCTGCGGATCGTCAAGAGTAAACGGGGTAAAATTGATGCGTGTGTGGCCCTGAGCATGGCGGCGCACCGGTGTTTGTACCTGAACTTATAGAATCGCACCCAGGCTACTGTGGCGCGTTCTAAGGCGTTTGTGGATAGAATAAGGGGTATCCCACATGCCTAACACGGTAATCATTGCGGGCAGGAACTACACTGACCCAGACAGGCCAGCACAGGCTCCGCACATTGACGCGGATGGTACTGCGTATATCAGGACGCTGGGTCAGAGCGACGTGGTGATGCTGTCCGAACCAGCACTAGCGGCCGCCAGGGCGGGAACGGCATTCTGCCGCAAGGTGAACAGTAAAGCGGGCATCAATGGTGCGCCAACGGTGCTGACGGATGCGGGCCTGCTCAGGGCAACGACGGCGGGCTACAGGGACGTTATCACTTGCCTCTATGCCTATCTGAGCACATTCAGCGATTCGTGTGAGTTTGAGATAGGTTACACGGTAAACGCGGATGGCACCGGGGCATTTACGGCGATGACGATGATGTTTGGTCTTGATACTGGCGCTGCCTCTTCGGTGCCTTCACCAAGCCTTACGATGCTTAGTCCACCCATTGTCATCACGCCAGCCATGGGCGGGGCATGGACCATCAGGGCACAGACCAATGATGTAGGTGCAACGGTGACGTTCGGCATGAACGGGTGGCGAGAACCTATCACCTAAGAGGACTAATCCTTTGTCAGCAAAAGAAGCTGGCTAGAATCCTTTTGCGCAAAAGGAAGGGGACCTGAGATGGCAAGGGTGGAGATAGCGGGGCGCGGCCAGGACAGTGCTACGCCCATCGGTGCTGTATTCAGTGAGCAGGGTATCATCATCCCGCCTTATGATGACTTGGTTAGTTACGGACTGACCGATGTGCCTGCCGTCAACAAGGCGATATACACGCCCAGCGCCAGCTTCCGGTTCATCCCTCAGTTGGTCGTGATGTCCTGTGAGGGGGCGCAGGTCTTTACCTTCACTTGCGGGACCTGGCACATGACCATTTATATCTCTGGGCAGTCGGGGGGCACGGAGGTCGTTCCCTTCGTCGGTGGGGGCCTGCGGCTGGCTCGGCTGCCGTTGCTGTTGACCACGCCCAACGCGGTGAATCACTACGTGGGCTTTATGGGTAGGCAGGTGGCGGAATGACCAGGGTAGAGATAGCGGGTGCGGGCGTAGACAGTAGGACACCGGTAGGGGCCGTGTTCGGTGAGAGCGGGCGCATCGAGAAGCCCTACAGGCACTACCAGTGGGACCGGCAGGCCCTGGCCCAGACAGACAAACTACTGTGGGGACCTGCACCGGGCCAGTCCATCGTGCTCATGGGGCTGATAGCCTCCAGTGACACGGCCATGACCGTCACCTTTTACCTGGGCGTGCGGCGGCTGTACTTGGACCTGCCCGCTAACGGCGGGGCCAATATCCTGTTTCCTGGGGGCGGGCTGAAGCTGCCCACCGGGGAGCGGATTATCTACACTTCCTCAGCGGCGGGGAATCACGGGGTAGCCGCTTACGGCGATGAGGAGCCATAAGTGCCTGAGTGGATGCGGAACAGGTTTTGGGGACCGAGTGGCAATGGGTTGCTGAACAACCTCATCGCCTACTGGCCTGGGAATGAGGTAGCGGGCAACGCACTGGACCTCCACGTCAACGCCTTGCACCTTACTGATGTCAATACCGTCACAAGCAACCCTGGCCTGGTTTATCCGCTGGCAAGGCAGCATACAGCGGCGACCAACGAATACTTTTGGAAGGTCGATGACCCCTTTCTTAGTACGGGGGATGTGGATTTTACCGCTGCGCAATGCCTATATATGGATTCCAAACCTGTTGCCAGCATGGCCTCCGCACAGAAATGGGATGGGGTAATGAACGAATGGCTAATGGGGTGGCAAGTGGCGTCCGACCGCTTTCGGTTCCGAGTTGTTGGAAATGAAATAACGGCCAACTCATTCGGCGCACCGAATCTAGCGACATGGTATCTGGTGATAGGATGGTACGACTCGGTAGCGGACACCGCGAACGTTCAAGTGAACAACGGAGTAGTGGATACGCTACCCGCCGTGGCTGCGCCAGCCGATACCGCAGCTAGGTTTGCAATAGGGTGTGTCAATCCGATTGCTGCACCTAGCCAATATTGGGACGGTCGGATCGGCCCGACGATATTCTGGAAGAGCGCGGCTGGGGCAGGCGGGGTAAAAACGCCAGCGGAGCGGACGGCGCTTTGGAATGGCGGGGTTCCGTTACAATACACGGAGTTGACACTATGATAGATGAACTGAGGGAATTGGTCTCGATGCTAGAGTCCAGTATGAAGCCAGCTGAGGTTGTTGCCTATCTCCGGGCTAGGTATCCCGAGAAGGAGATCAAGCTCGTACTTGATGGGCTACCCTATCATGTGGACACGGATGTCAGCGTAGACGAGCACGGCAACAGGGCGTGTCACGCCTATGACATCAAAAACTACTACGATGGGGAGCTGGTAGGCAGGCTCCGCACGATTTGGACCTACTGGGACGCCGAGAGAAGCATCGTGCGGGATATGATCGTTGATGACGGCGTGGGCAGTATGCGGCGGACCATTGTCCACCATCGCCCGAACGGTGAGCCGGAATCGGTCGAGACGCTGGCGATTGAATCGCAGCTGGAGAAGACCAGTGAGGTCTCCCCAGGCATCGAGGGGCTGCCAGAACCGATCATCGAGGCCATATTGGAGCCGGTTGTTGTAGAGCAACCCGTCATGGCTGTGGAGGTCATACAGGAGCCAGCTATCATCGAGGTGCCACTGACCAGGTGGCAGCGGTTCAAGAAGCGGGCGGAAAAGATATTCTTCCTGCTGCCGGACGACGTATAAGGGGAAGGCATGGCTAAGAAGCACAAAGCAGCTACAAGGGTCAAGGACAAGGAACTAGCACTCCTAGACAAGGACGCTAAGGCGCTTCTGGAGTCTGAGAAGAAGCGCGGGGTTCCTGAGGACGTGGCGGCTGCAGCCAAGGCGTCTGTGAAGGAACCTGCCCCTACAGGCTGGGGCGGCAGCCAGGTGTTCCTGTTCCAGATGGCCCTCAGGGCGGATGAGGCCCCTATGTGGTGGACCGTGGAACGCGATGCGTGGCTGCGGTCATTCTGGAGCACTGCGCCATTCCTGCCGGGGGTCATCTATTCCATCGCCACCCGCAACGCCGCCTTCCGCTTTGAGTTCACCGGGCCGGATGCGCAGGTGCAGTACGCCAAGGACCTCACAGCTCAGGCGGACCTTGGGGCGGGCTGGCAATCATTCATCATGAAGCTCACACAGGACCTCTTGACGCAGGACAATGGGGCCTTCATCGAGGTTATCCGGCCTGCCAGGGTACGCACCGAGAAGGGGCTGCTCCAAGCGGTCAAGGCCCTGGACAAGGACGGAGAGATGTCCTGGCACAAGGTGTGGCGGAACCAGTTGCTTCCCATCGACCTGGAGGAGTACAAGATTGAGGACTCACAACAGGACCCGCCGCTGGGCATAGCGCACCTGGACGCGGGCCGCTGCCAGAGGACGGGGGACATTGACTTCCCTGTGGTCTACAGGGACCGCAAGAATAAGAAGCACAAGTTGGCATGGTGGCAGGTCATCACCCTGGAGGACATGCCCAGCCCTATCGAGGACATGAACGACGTGGGCTTCTGCGCGGTGTCCCGGATACTGAGGGCGGCGCAGATCCTACGGGACGTGTCAGTCTACAAGCAGGAGAAAATCAGTGGCCGCTTTGCGGGTTCCGTGTGGCTCACTAACGTGGATGCGACGCGCATCACGGACGCGGTGAAGCAGGCTAAGACCAATGCGGACCAGTTGGGGCTGTCGCGGTATATGCCGCCCATCATCGCATCGGTCCTAGACCCAAAGGCTGACCCGAAGGCGATAGAGCTCGCCCTGGCCTCACTACCTGACGGCTTCGATGAGGAGATCGCCCTTCGTTGGTACATCACGGAGGTGGCCTTGGGTACGGGGGTGGACTACACCTACCTGGCACCGTTACCGGGACAGGGGTTGGGCACGGCGAGCCAGGTGGAGACCATGGCCCGGCAGACCAAGGGCAAGTCGTCCCGGCTGTTCATGGCCATGCTGGAGTTCAAGTTCAGGTATCACGGTCTGTTGCCGGGCGACGTGAGCATGGAGTTCGTAGAGGTGGACGCGGAGGAGGAGGAGACCCGTGACGCAGCGGCGGAACGCAGGGCCAAGACACGCAGCACCCGCATCCTGAGCGGTGAGATCAATCCTCAGATCGCCCGGCAGATTGCGGTGGATGATGGGGACCTGAACCCGGACTACCTGGACCAGATATCAGAGGAGGATGCTACCCCGGAGCTTACAGAATCACCGGAGGAAGAGGCCACGGACGTGGGGGACATCACTGAGGAGTCTCAGGAGAAGGGCTTCTGGACGCGCCTCAAGGCCCTGGGGGACCGGTTACAGCTAAGGCGCAAGGGTTCCGGCTACGAGGACGCGGTGAACGCCTACGCGGAGCGCCTGGTTGCCGCGTACGATGAATGGGCCGAGAAGTGGGCTGGGCTTATCGCTAAGGCGGACCTGCTGAACCGGGACCTGCTCATCAGGCAGGCGGCCAACGAGATAGACGACATCATGCAGAAGATCGCAAAAGAGGGCTTGCCGGAGGCGTACCTGTTGGGTTCTGACCAGGATGAGGATATGGAGGACGAAATATCCCAGGGCGGCAGCCTTGCCATAGAGGCCTACACGGACCGCAACCTGCGCTTCCTGGAGTTCAGCCTGAATCCCGACGTGCAGACCAAGCTCAAGGGGCTGGGTGATGAAGGGTTAAAGGATGCGGGGGCCGTGCTGAGCGTCCTGGGCACCTTTAGAGGCCGTGTGGCGACGTATGCGGGTCCGTACTGGGTGATGATATGGAAAGGTACGGAAGAGCGAGTCAAGACGCAGGGGCAGGCTCAAGGGCGTGTGATTAAGGTGACGCGGCACTCGGACAATCGGGCAGAGCACTGTGATACCTGCCCGCCCAAGGCTGGTGCGTACAAGTCCTGGGATGAGATGATCGCAGAGTGCGGCGGGGTCCCGGCGGATGGGTCGGACGATTGCGGTTGTAATTGCAGGTGCTGGATCGCGCTAGGATAGATTGGAGGGCACAATGGTTGCCGACAGCGTGAGGAGAAACGTGAGGAGAAAGAGATATGCGGTAGCAGCGCGTATGGTTGTATACCATACCATAGCCTATGGGTTGCTGCTGCCCCTAGCGGTGCTGACAGGCCTTCAGAAGATCTGGATACGGATCGCTGAGTGGGCATTCGGGTTGGTCGTCAGCCGGGAATATGCCGAGGACACATATCTGAGCTGGGTTCTTATTTGGCTGCGGGTAACGGGTTTCCGGGAGAACAAGCCTGGCATCCTTGGTTACATGCCACCAGGTCATAGCGTGTGGGACGTGTTGGATCAGTTTAAAGATCACTTTGGAGAGTTAACATGACAGACGCCCAAGGGCACAGCATAGACATCCCTGTGGCGAGCGTCATCAAGGACGTCAAGGTCAATGTGAAGCTCACGGGCTTCCGCCGCTGGCATATGCGTCTGCGGATTGGCCTGGTGCTGATGCGGCTCGCTATCTGGATATCAGGCATGGGATGCAATGTGGAGGAACCGCCTGATGAGCCGGACGCCACACATGATGAATCCTTTGGCAGTGATGAGCATCTTACTGAGCGCGGCAAGGAATCTATTGGGACGCTCAGGCAGATGAGAGCCAAGGGCTATCCACGTTCACGGATTCAGCGTTTCTTAGATCACGATATAGGGAGATGTCATGCCAGCCACGATTAGAGGGGTTGTTGGGAGATTAAGACTTCAGTACTATATCCTCAAGGACCCGCGTTTTGCTGCTTGGTACTCAGGCCGGATCATTCAAAAGGATTTTCACGTCCCGACCCGCCCATCGGATATCAGGTTCCCGATTCACCATCCACAAACTGGGGAGCCAATTAAGGATTGTATCCAGTATGCTGTTGTAGGAGTATTGCAAGCCGTTGAGCAAGCAGATGAACGCGGCAATAGTGGTGATCACATCCGGTTATGGTTACTCACGGAGCATTGGAGCTCAATGGTTGAGGCGTTCAAGGGCAATTTTGACTATGCGCCCCAATATGATGGGCAGGAAACAGCCCAATTAATGTTTGATGGCAATATGGCTGAGGCCTGGAAGCTGGCTTTGGATGATAGAAATGCCCCCTAGAATCCGCCATGGGATGCAAAGTGGAGGAGCCAGGTGAAACAAGCGCTTCGGATTAAGTTCAATGCCTTGGGGAGATGGGAAGAAGAACCTGTTCATCCTAAAGAAGACTGGACGGGTCTAGGAGAACACAGTTTCTCGTACGGCGACTCCGGTGTTTTCTTCATTTGTTCATCATACTGCATGATGTGTGGAGAGAAGAAGGATGTTGCAGCATTTGACACATCCACTGGTGAGTATGCACCGTGCTTCATATGTCGGGATTGCATAAATGCCGCCTTTGACCGCTACGCAACAGGCGAACGCACGGAGAAACCAGAAAATGGAGAGCATTCTTAGCGCGGTCAGTTGGTTATGGGTTTGTTGGAATAGGTTACTGTGCTTGTTTGGTCATCATGCCTGGATAAATCGCGGTTCATGGCCTCGTTCATATTACCTTTGCGAGTGGTGCGAAAAGGAGCCACAGGATGCCCCCTAGAATCCGCCTTGAGCGCATCGGGTCTGACAAGCCCATCGTGGACACCGCCAAACTCCTGCGGGGCCTGGAGCGGGCCGTAGATGACACCACGGCCATAGTGGAGTCCAATTTCAAGGCCACGACCAAGACCTGGAGGCACAAGGTCCGGTTCAAGCGGCGCAAGGCAGCAAGGCGTGGCAACGTGATTGAGGGCGACGTGACCACAGACGATGAGATATACGGCTATGTCACAGGTGGCACCAGGCGTCACCTCATACCGAAACGGCCCTTGCCACAGGGTAGGTCTCTCCGCTTCCGCGGTGGCAAGTACGGGGCCAAGACGCGGCCCAGGGTGCTCGGCTCGCACAAGGGCGGGGCGGGTGGTGCCTTTGTGTTCCGGAAGCAAGTTATGCACCCCGGCACGAAGGCCAGGGAGTTTGAGCAGGAGATCGCCTTGCGGCGTCAGAGGAACCTCCATAACTTCGTCATCAGGGCGTATGCGGAGGCCAGGAAGTGAGCGGCCAAGTATGGTCAGATTCTTACATTGTGACCGATGAGCCGGGCATATTCAGACAAGGCAGCCGGTTCTTCACCCTAGCCCAGGTCATCAATGGGTTGTGCAACCTTCTGGTGGCGATATACTGGAAGGATTTGCGCCTGGGGCAGAACGAGTGGCTGCAAGTAACCTTCATGCCGGAAACTAAACGATGGAACTTCTGCGTCAAGGCAGAATGGACGGTAGGAGAGGCCAGGAAGTGACGACAAAGGTTTGGAGTCCGGAGCTGGCTAAAGAGCTTGAGGAGAGTGATAGGCAGTTCCTAATGGAATGGCGGCGTACCTTGCTAGCTCAGGTAGACGCCATTGAGCGCAGGCTGAAACTCCAGCCCACGACAGCAGACTTGCGCAAGCAAGCAAAGTGTGATAAGGTCTTTGTCAAGTCAGGGCCATAATCAATCCAGGCTTCCCGAAAGGTACGCCGTCTATCAGGTGGCCGTCCGCAAGGTGCGCCGCCAAGAGGCGGCGTTTTCTTATGGAGCAGGGACCGCAGGGGTTGTACCTCAAGCCGCCACATGGGGAGCTATCCCACAGCGGCGTTAAGACCGCATTGGCCAAGGCGAGGGAGTTTGGTTTCGAGGGCCAGCCCTTTGCATTGTGCTCGGGATTGTACGGCTATGGTGATCTGGTCCTGGGAGACCCGGAGGCGGTGGGCGTCGATGAGTTCGATGCGCGGTTTAGTGAGCACCGGGTATCCGTCAAGGAGCGGTTGAAGTGGTGGCCTGATGTCACCGAGTTGTTCCTGTACGCCTACAAGGAATGGGTGCCCTATGGGAAGCCAAGGCGGGTCGAAGTACCCGCACAGGTGCAGACGCTGATGGGGCCGATACGGTTTCTGGACGAGGAGGCAGGCATGGGAGAGGGCGTGGTAATCAACGTCAACACAGCGGGCGCGGCTCCGAAGGTTACGGAGGACGTGGCCCTGATGAAGGCTATGGCTGGCGATGGTGAGGCCATAGCGGAGCTTGAAGAGGGGGAAGGCCTCAAGGTCTGGGCACCGGCAGATGCAACCGGGCACACGGAGGCAGCGGACACCCCCAAGAAGAAACGTCAATGGGCCAGCACGGCCAACAGTGCGCGGAGCACTTGCATCGATGCCATATCCGGAAAGGCCACGGCTGCGCAGATAAAGGCGTGTGAGGGCAAAGCTGTCAGGATAGCCAACGATGCTGTCAAGAGTGCAAGTGAGAATCCCGATGGGGAGAAGGACATCAAGGTCAAGGACCTGCGCAGTGAGAAGGCCCAAGGTGAGATGGACCTGATGGAGATTAACGAGGCGGTATGGGAGGCTATAAATCCCCCCCGTTCATCTGACGCTACTGTTGGTGTGGTGAATAGACCCTACCCGCGGGACGTGGATGTCTACGACAGCTATGTCACGTATGAACTGGAGGGCAAGAACTACGTACGCACCTACACCATAGTAGACGGTAAGGCCCAGTTGGGTGAGGCGGTGGAGGCCGAAGTAATAGTCAGGCCGGTCGTCAAGGCTTTTGATGAAGGCTACAAGGCCGAGCTGATTCAGGAGTTTGACGCCCTGGAATTGGGCGACAAGGTCTTGGGTGATGATGAGAAGGCCGCATTGACCTCTGCACAGCGCCGGGCTTTGCCGAACAGTGCTTATGCCTGGGTAGAGACCGGTGAGGGCTGCGAGAAGGTAGACGGCAAGACGCCGGAGAAGTGCCGCCACCTCCCCTACAAGAAGGCCGACGGGAGCCTGGACTGTGCCAGGGTACGCAATGCCAGGGCCAGGATACCGCAGATGAGCGGGGTGCCTCAGGCTGCCACGGATAAGATCGAGGGGGCACAGAAGAAGTGTACCAAGGAGAAGAGCTTGTCAACGTCACTGAGAGCCCAAGCGAACAAGGCACTAGAGGGCATGGTGGGCCTGTGGAGGGCTGTGACTGGTGACGACAAGCTCCTGGAGGGCGAGACCGGGTTCAAGGCATTTAAGGGAGTAGACGGCAAGACCTACATCCTCACGTGGACGACTAATGCTTTCATGGACCGGGACGGTGAGATATTCACCACCAAGTCCATTGAGGACTATGCGGACCGGGCCTGGCAGGAGATTCAGACCACGGGCAGCAAGGGGCAATATGACTGCTGGCACATACCCGGCAGTGAGTTCGCTGACATCATGTGGGCCGGAGCAGAGGGCCGGTATCTGGTGGAGATGGGCACCTTTCATAACGACGGGGTAGGGAAGGCGTTCGAGACATTCTTCACGGAGTGCCCGGAGGCCCAGAAGGAGATTGCCCCTGACGGCTGGGGGGTCTCCCACAAGTTCACTTTCAGGCCTGGGGATCGGGACGATGGGGTGTTCGATTGGTTTGACAAGAGCCGTACTTCGGTTCTGTCAATTCACCGGGCTGCCAATCCGTACACAGCTATGGAGGTGCTTCAAATGAGTTTGGATGAAGAACAAATCAACGTACTCAAGACAATTGGTGAGGCCGCGGACGTGGACTTGCTGAGCATGGTGCAGGAGGCCGGGGCCGCATCTAAGACCCTTGAGGAGGCCGGGGTGGCTCACAAGAGCGCCGATGAGAAGCCTGCGGGGGAGCAGGAAGCGGCAGAGAAGCCAGCCAGTGAAGACAGTGATGAGACCGCCGACGTGCCGGTCAATGATGTAGCGCAGCGTGTGGCCCAAATCATGGGCTTGAAGGAGCTGAGCGAGATGCTCCAGGACATCAACGGACGCCTGACCGAAGTGGAGAAGGGCGACGAAGAGAAGGGGAAGCGCCTGATCGAAGTAGAGAAGGGCGACGATACGAGGTTAGCGGAAAAGAAAGCCTGGCAGCCAAGTGTGGTGTGGCTCCGTCCCTCCACGGCTAACAGTACCCTCCTTGATGAGAGCAAGGACAAGGGTTTGACCGACAAAAAGCCGAGGGTCCCCAATGCCATTCAGCAAGTTTCCAAGACGATATTGGGGAACCCAGTAGCGGGAGGTAGGACATCATGAGCGGTCAATTGGACCAGAGCCAAATGGTAGCCCTGGGGCAGGCCATTGCCCAGGGAATGATGCAGAGCGGCCTGGTGCAGGGCCAGAAGTACGCCACCGGGACGCCGACGACCAACTGGATCCACGGTCCGGGCGGCATTTTGGGTTCGTCTGCTCTGGACCAGCAGATTATCAGCGCACGCATCACGCCGATGGGTCTCAGCTCGGTGCTCCCGGTGAATATGAGCCGGGATACCAACCCCGAGTACGGGTTCATCACGGGCATGTCGTCTAGCGGTGAGGCGGAGCCAAGCGGGGTTTGCGCGGACTGCCCTTCGGGGATCACACAGTCCTGCATCCAGACCACACAGTTTGGGCGCGTCTGCCGCGAGACCAAGGAGCTGGACATCGACCGGACCATCGAACGCATCAATCGTGGCGAGATCGACTACCAGCTCATCAATGACATCCTGGGCCTCCAGCCCGCAGACGTCTTCCGAGCCATCACTCAGCCGGACTACCGGACCGTGCTCAATGTCGCTACGGCCTGGGGCATGGTGGAGGTCGGAGGTCAGTTCCAGCAGGTGCTGGTACCCATGACCTTCCAGGGCAACCCGGTAAACAACACAGCCGGGGGAGGGTACAAGGAGTTTGCAGGGCTGGATCTGCTCATCAGCACCAACTACGTTGACGCCTACACAGGAGCCAATTGCGCGGCCTTGGACGCGGATGTCAAGACATTCAATTGGGCGGACGTGAACTCCGTGGACGCCAACGGGAACTTCACCATCGTGTCTCAACTGTCCTGGATGGAGGAGTACGTTCACCGCAACGCCAGGCGCATGGGACTCATGCCCGCTAGTTGGGTATGGGTAATGCGTGAGGAGTTGTGGTATATGCTCACGGAGATTTGGCCTACGGCATACTACACCAGCCGTGGCCTGACGGCGGTGCCGCCGGGGGTCTCCGTGAACGTGGATGGGGTGGACCTGACCCAGTTGCGCGATACCATGCGCGCCGGGATGTTCCTTGAGATCAATGGGCGCAGGCACCCCGTGGTCATAGATGACGGGATCGTGGAGTACAATGAGGCCACCGGCCAGGGCAACCTTGTGGCCGGCGACTTCGCCAGCACCATTTACCTGGTGCCCGTTACCGTTGCAGGTGGCACGCAGGCCACCTTCTACGAGACCAAGGATTATCGGTTCACGGCGGCGGAGATGGCCGCTGCGCCGGGCGGACTGCTCCAGGACCAGTTCTGGACGGACGATGGCCGGTTCCTGTGGACCCTGGACCGCCAGTTGTGGTGCTACATCCTGGCGGGCAAGATCGAGCCGCGGATCATACTGCGGACTCCCATGCTGTCGGGCAAGCTAGAATACGTGAAGTACACGCCTGTGCAGCACTTCAGGGATTTCGATGAGGACAGCGACTACTTCCTCAAGGGTGGTGTACCTTCCAGGCCAGCCCCGAGTTTCTGGGGTACTTGGAACCTGCCTGCGACCTATAGTCGCTAGTGACGGTTGACAAAGATGGGGGCGGTTCTTCCGCCCCCACATACCCAAAGGAGCGGGTCTGATGCGTGTCCAGATGGTGCCGGGGGAACGGTTTTTCCGTTCGCATGAAAGCGGCATAAAAAGGGTCGTGGAGGCGTACTGCAAGCACCTGCCGGAATTCGGCATAGAGATAGTCACCGAGGACGTGAAGGACTACGATGTCAAGGCGGTGCACGCAGGGATGGCCCCGGATTGCGACGTGGCTCATCTGCATGGTCTTTACTGGACTTCTGATTATGAGGCCTCTGCTTGGGAGTGGAAGGCCAACAGCGGCGTGATCGGTAATCTCCGCGTAGCCAGGGAGGTTACAGTACCCTCGGAGTGGGTGGCCATGACCATCAGGCGGGATATGCGCATTCAGCCCCACGTGGTGCCTCACGGCATCGAGTGGGATGAGTGGGCACATCACCACGAGAAGAGCGGCGGCTACGTGCTATGGAACAAGAACCGGGACGCCGACGTGTGCACGCCGTGGCCGATGGCGGACCTGGCCAAGACGGCGCCGGAAGTGAAGTTCATATCTACCTTTGCGCCACCCAATGCGCCCGATAACGTGGAGGTCATCGGGTTGCAGCCCTACGAGGGCATGAAGCTGTTGGTGCAGGGCGCGGGGGTCTACCTGAGCACGACCAAGGAGACGTTCGGGATCGGCATCCTGGAGGCGATGGCGGCGGGGGTGCCGGTGCTGGGGTTTGCGTGGGGCAATATCGGGAACCTGGTGCACCACCAGGTCAACGGCTGGCTGTCTATGCCGGGGGACTTCGACCATCTACGTGAGGGGTTGGAGTACTGCGTGCAGCACCGGGAGCGGCTGGGTGAGGCTGGCCGCGAGATGTCCAAGCACTACCGCTGGAGGGAGGTCTGCAAGCAGGTGGCGGGGGTCTACGAGCTGGCGGCGCGGGAGCATCTGGCGAACGTGGCGGTGATCATCCCCAGCCACAACTACGCGGACCGGGTGGGGCAGGCCATAGAGAGCGCCCTGGCACAGACCTACAAGGGCCTGACGAACGTAGTAGTGGTAGATGACGGGAGTGAGGACGACGGGGCCACGGGGCAGGTTGTGGCAAAGTATGAGGAGCAGGACAGCCGGGTGCGGTACATCAAGCAGCAGAATCAGGGTGTGGCTGTGGCGAGAAACAGGGGCATTGACAGCGTCGATACGGAATACGTCTGTTGCCTGGATGCGGACGATGCCATAGCGCCTGAGTTCCTGAGCAGGTGCATCAGCCCGTTGGAGGAGGACCGGTCTTTGGGGCTGTCGTTTACGGGCCTGTGGGCAGTGACCCCGGACGGGAAGGCAGGTCAGTCCCAATGGCCTGACGGCTACGACTTCGAGCAGCAGTTGGCGCGGCGTAACCAGGTGCCCACGTGCTGCGTGTTCCGCCGGGAGGCCTGGAAGCGGCTGGGCGGATACCGGAAGCGGTACTGCCCAAACGGCGCGGGCAGCGAGGATGCGGAGTTCTGGACTCGGATGGGGGCCTATGGCTGGGGTGCGGTGCAGGCCACCAAGGAGCCGCTGTTCATGTACGCCCTGGGCACAGGCCACGTGACGGCGCTCCTAAAAGAGGGCAACTATCAAGAGCCGGACTGGCTGGCCTGGCACCCCTGGGTTCAGGATAGGCAGTTTCCTCTTGCTTGTCTGGCAGAGCCGAAGCGGTTCAGTCATCCGGTGCGGGCTTATGACACGCCGTGGGTGAGTGTGATCGTGCCTGTGGGTCCGGGCCATGAGGAGATCGTGGTTGACGCCCTGGACAGTTTGGAGGCGCAGACCTTCCGGCAGTGGGAGTGCGTGCTGGTGAATGATACGGGGCAGCCCCTACCTGAGCAGCTATTGAGGGCATACCCCTACGTGACACTGGTGGAGACGCCGGGGAACAAGGGCGCGGGTTATGCGCGAAATAGGGGCGTGGAGGTAGCGAGGTCTCCCTTGCTCACCTTCCTAGATGCAGACGATTACATGCAGCCGGAGTTCCTGCGGGTATGCGTGGAGACTAGGTTGCAGACTGGCAGTTGGATCTATACTGATTTGTGGTCGGCATGGCCCAACGGCGAGATCCACGAGTACCAGGTGGATGACTTCGACGTGACTAGCTTGTGGCAGGACGGCTTGGGGGCGGTGACAGTGATTATTGACCAGGCCGAGTTTCAGGCCGTGGGTGGCTTCGACGAGGAGCTGGACACGCGGGAGGATTGGGATTTTCAGTTCAAGCTAGCCATGGCGGGCTTTTGCGGTGTGCGTGTGCCTCAGCCCTTGGTGACCTACCGCCTCGCTACGGGGGAGCGCAGGGAGAAACAGGCTAGTGATACCGCGGCCATGCTGAGGGAGAAATATGACCTGGAGGGCTTAAAGGTGGCGTGCAAACCATGTTCACAGAATGCCAGGGTTATGAATACCGTGTTGCCGCAGAGCTGGAGCACCAAGGAGGAGGAAGGGTTCGTACAGTTGAAGTACGTGGGCAAGAACCGGGCCACCTCTACATTCAAGGGTGTTTCAGGGCGCAATTACCGGTTCGGGAACAACGATGATGCGCGGATTGCCTGGGTGCATCCGGAGGATGCTATCAACCTTGTAGACGTAAAGCACCAACCATTTGAGCGCGTGCAAGCGTTGACCCAGACGCAGGGTCTGCCTACGGCGCTGATGGCCCCGGTTTCAGGATAAGGGGAGATGAGCAGGGATACCAAGACTACGTTGCTATCGCTGGACAGGTACGCCAAGTGGCTGGGGCTGGACCCGCTGCACTTCGCGGGTGGCTATAGTGCACTCCGGCCTGCGGGCACCTGCAATAGCGTCTGGATGCAGTACGATTGGCAGAACGCCAGCCACGTGAGCAGGCATCAGTTGGCCGAACTGATTGCCAAGGCCGAGGAGGACATTGCCCTGCTCGTGAGGTACTGGCCTGCGCTAGTTTGGATCTCAGACGAGTGGCACCCGTACCCCAGGATACACCGCCGGGAGCTGTACGGGACGGGATTGACGCGGCGCGGCGACCACAAGCCGATGAACCTCAAATGGGGCTACGTGTGGTATGGCGGGCAGAGGGCGGTGACGGCTATCGACGCGGCCAACGTAACGCGCAATGCCGATGTGGACGGCGATGGGGACGGGTTTGCGGAGTGGGCTCAGTTCACTATCACCAACGTGGCTACGGACTTCAATGTCTGCCAGCTCAGGGCGTACTTCAAGGTCTATGCCGCATTGGACGCGACTAATTGCCGGACCGACCCGGCGAGTGCGGGCGCGGACCCGGCATGGGAGGTGAAACCCGTAACGGTTACGCTTTCAGGCACGACGCTAACAGTTCTGATCCCGATATGGTGCCTGTTCAAGCCGCAGTTGCAGGAGTCGTTTAGCGCCACTGGCATAGACGCCGATGTCGTGGGCAGCTATGTGGACACCTTGACCTTCTACCGGGAGTACAATGACCCGTCGGAGCAGGTGCAGTTCCTGTGGGGTGAGCCGGGTTGCAGGACCGCAGCCTGTGCTGTCAGCATACAGGCGGGTTGTTTTGGGGTATTGGACCCGAGGGAGGGTACTGTGGTCCCACAGCCGGGCACGTGGGACGGTGAATCCTTCGCCCTTGCGTCGTGGACTGAGGGGCGGGAACCCGATTCGGTGCGGTTCTGGTACCGGGCGGGGTATCAACCGGAGGTGGCTCCGGGGTGCGATCCTTTAAGCGACTACTGGGCCAACCTGATTGCGATACTGGCGACGTCCAGGCTGGAGCGGCCCCTATGTGCCTGCTCACTAGCTAGGGCCAAGGCGGATGTTTGGCGTACGGACGTGACCAAGGTTAACGACTCTGGCAGCTTCCAGTTGGGCATGGATGCGCTGGATTGCACGCTGGGCTATCGCAGGGGTGAGATTCATGTATGGAAACATCTTTCAGGCCGCCCCGGTTTGACCAGGGGCCAGGCCGTAGAATGGTGACGGAGGTGTAGGAGATGAGTAACGGTGATTCGACGCCAGCACAAAGAGAGGGAAGCCGTGTGTTTCTCATCGAGGGCCGGGCACGCGGCGACCATACGCCGGAGTATATGGGGTGTATGAGGGCAGGACCGATAGACTGGTCCCTAGGTGCTGTGACCAAGATCGACTGTCCTTCCGACAAACAGTATAGGAAGTTTGTAGAGAGGGGCAAGAGCAAGGCCGATGCAGACAGACCCACGACATCACTTGTGGGGTTGTTCGCGGCGGACCTGGAAAGTACGTTGATCCGGTTGGCCAAGACCGGGTGCGCGGTGGACCTGCATTACCATCTTGGGGAGTGCACGGACCCGACGCTGTTTAACGTATTCCAGCAGGCCATCGTCTGGGAGGATGTGGACCTGACGAACTACTCCGCGGACGACCTGGGCGCTCTGGACGGGAGTGAGACTGGCAAGGTGAACGAGACCAGCGAACTTTCCGCCAGGGAGTTCTATCAGGTGCTGCCTCTCGCCTTTGCGGAGGTGGCGGCGACCGTTGTGACCAACGAGGTCATCGACGTGGTGGTCTGTGACAGTATATCGTGCGGAGAGTGCATAGGCCAGTCCGGGGGGTGTGAGAGGGTCTATGCGGTGACCCTGGCTGCGGGTGGGTCTCCGGGTACGCCTGCCGACGTGGTGTATACGCTGGACGGCGGGGCGAACTGGAATACCAGTGAGATTGATTCACTTGGCGCGACGGAGGACCCCACGGGCCTGGCGTGCCTGGCGGGGTACATGGTAGTGGTTTCGGCAGACTCGTGCAGCCTGCATTACGTCTTACAGGCCGATCTGGACGCAGTGGGCGGCGAGACCTGGGTGCAGAACGTCACCGGGTTTGTGGACAAGGGCACGGGCACCTGCCCGCTGGATATCTGGTCTGTGGGCAACTACGCCTTCATCTCCGCTGAGGGCGGGTACGTCTACGGCACCGCTGACCCGACGGCGGGCGTGGTCATCCTGGAGGCCGGCAACGCGGTAACTAATGCGTTGTGGGCCATTCACGCCATGAACCGGAACGTCTGCGTGGCCGTGGGCAGTGCGGGCGCGGTGATCCGGACACTGAACGGCGGGGATACGTGGCAGCACATGAGCGCACCTGTGGGCATCGGCACGTCTCTCCAGTCGGTATGGGTCAAGACCGAGACAGAGTGGTGGGTTGGCTCCAGTGATGGGCGGCTGTTCGAGACCCTGGACGGCGGCAATACATGGAACCTGCGGGCGGACTGGGCGGGCGGCACTGTCTACGACATCGCGTTTTCCTCGGACAACGTGATGACCGTTGCGCATACCACGGCGGCTGGGGTGGGCCGGCTACTGCGCAGCTACAATGGCGGCAACAGCTTCGTGGTATTGCCGGAGGGCGTAGGGGCCTTGCCTGCCAGTGCCAGGCTGAACGCCATCGCCCTGTGCGAGAACGATGTCAATGTGGTCGCTGCGGTTGGGTTGGACGGCGGCGCAGACGGCATCATACTCTGGGGCGAGGACTAGGCAAGCGTGTCATAACTATGTGAAAGGGAGGACCTTCCCATGACAGCAGACAAGAAAGCAAAGCGCACAAAGCGTATCAAGGAGAAGAAGGGGCTGTCTCCTGCTGCAATGGCGGCTATCGAGACCGCCAAGAAGATGCGTGAGGCGGAACAGCCCACGGAGGTGACGCTGATCGGCGGGGTCACGGCCATCCTGCATCCTGTGGCCCCGTCGCTGATTCAGGACGTGCAGTTGCGCATCGAGGACCCCCCGGTTCCGCGGGTCTGGATTCAGGACAAGGACCGGGAGGAGGAGAACCCTAGTGACCCGTCATACCTGGCAGGTCTGGAGCGCGCTTCGCAGGAGCGGGAGGTAGCGGTTTTGGATGCCTTTGTCATGATGGGCGTGGAGCTGCCAAAGGGGTACGAGATACCCCCGTCCTGGATCAAGCAGCTCAAGATGCTGGGGCTGGAATTCGATGAGGACGACCCTGACGAGGTAGAGTTCGTCTTCAAGAAGTACCATACCAGCAACTCCGTCCTGATGAAGTTGACTGTGATGTCAGGCATTCGAGAGGAGGACATAGCCGGATTCCGCGACCTTTTTCGCGGTTAGGCGGCACGGCAGACCCATCCGGGACTATCCGCTTGCAGATGCGGTAATGACGGGTATCACGGCCTCCACGCACTTCATGCAGTGGGAGGCCGCTAACGCGGCGGGGTTGGACCTGCGCCTCTGGGATGCGGGTTTCTACCCTAAGCGGTTCATGGCCAAGGTATTGGCATGGCACGAGGGCCATGAGCTAATCGAACAGCACAAGCAATCCGCGCTGCTCAAGGACGCGGAACGCAAGGCCAAGCGGGCGAAGCAGAAAGGGCGGTAGATGGCCATAGAGACCATCGGCGTCCGGGTAGTGGTCGAGGGCGCTGAGAAGGCAGTCAGTGACCTGAACAGGGTCAATAAGGCAGCGGGTTCCCTTGGCGGCGCAGCCGCAGCTACCGCTTCACCTTTGGGCATCCTAGCGGGTGCGCTAGCCAACGTGGGCCAGATCGCCGCGGGCATCATCAGCGCACAACTCTTCACCAACTTGGTTGAGGGCCTCAAGAGCGTGGCTCAGGAGGCCCTTTTTGGTGCGGGCCGTGTCGAGGAGCTTGAGATAATTCTGGAGTTACTGGGCACCAGGGCGGGGTACGGCACGGCCCAGCTCTACAAGTGGCGTGATGCTGTGGTGGACGCTGGGATTCGCACCGACGTAGCCACAAAGCTCCTGGCTCAATTCATACGCTATCAGATTGATGCGGCTCAGGCCGTGGAGCTAGCCAATGTGGCCCAGGACGCGGCGGTGTTCGCTCAGCAGGACAGCACCGAGGCCCTGGACGGCTTGCTGCACGGTATTCTCACGCAAAGGTCCATCGTCCTACGGACCTATGGCGTCCAGGTCGATTTCAACCGAGCCTATGCAGAGTATGGCGACCTCATTGGCAAGGCTGCTGATGAACTGGACGCCAACGAGCGCGTACAGGCGGCCCTAAACGCAGTCCTCCAGCAGGGCGTGTCCATCACCGGATCCTATGAAGCGGCGATGGGAACCTGGTCTAAGATGTGGCGCACGCTGACGGGAAGGCTCATCCCGGAGATGATCTGGCAGTTGGGCGGGCCGTTTCAGCAGGCCATGGGTTCAGTGGTTTTTGCCATTGCGGACTTTGTTGAGGGCCTGACCGCTGCGGTATCGGAGGGTGGGTCATTGCGCCCCATCCTCGATGGGCTGGCCAGTGCAGCTATGCGCCTCTTAGCCCCACTTATCGCCATCGTCCGTGTCATATCCTCGTACCTTGGCGCGGCCAATGCCGCCAAGGCTGTAACCAGTGACTGGGACATGAAGATGGCGGATATGAGAAGGCCTACGGAGAAGGTCACTGAGGTCATTGCTCAATTAGGTGACCAGTGGGCCAAGGAAGGCAAGAAGATCGCTGATGTTACCAGGGACCTCACTAAGTCCATAACGCGCATGTGGGATGACCATGGACGCCAATTGGCAAAGAGCATCTTCGACTTCAACCTGAGCCGGTTGCGGGATGAGTTGGACTGGCAGAAGCGCAGGGAGAGGGAGCTTGGGGAACACAACCGCAAGATGGCGGATATGTACGCGGAGCTGAATGAGTTGCGCACGGGCAAGCGCCGCCAAGAGATCAAGGCCCAGATGCAGGATGAGCAGAAGAATTACGGGGCTCAGCGTGCACAGTTTGAGCAGTTGCTTGGCGAGGCCCAGTCCGATGAGGAGCGCCTGCGCATTCAGGGTTGGCTCGATGCCCTTCAGGCAGAGCACCAGGGCCAGCAGGACGTGCTCCAGGAGGAGATGACCGCCATAGACGCAGAGCAGGCGCTATTGGAGAAGCGCATCGCTATGGAGGAGCGGGCCTTCGAGCAGCGCCGGGACTTGGAGGCTGAGGACCGGCGTGTCCGCATGGCACGGGAAGATGAGGATTTCGCGCGTCGCACAACCAGGGACGAAGAAGAGGTACGGCGCCGGGAGGAGCTGCAACGTGAGGAGTCCAGGGAGCGGATAGCGATCATACAGGAGCAGATCGCCGATGAGAAGGCGGCCAAACTGGCATCCTATCAAGAGCAGCAGGCCATGCTCACTCAGTCCGTAGGTGACCAGCAGGGCATCCTCAAGGGGTTCACGGACGACCAGGAGACGCTGGTGGGGGAGTGGACCAAGACCTTCGAGGGTTTCATCCCCACCATCAGGGACGAGCTGATCCCGACGCTGAACGATATGCTGGGCGCGTGGAGCGTGTTCTCCACGGAGATGTGGCCAATACTCAAGCCCATCCTGGAGTTCCTGGGCAGGCTTATCCTGCCCGTGATCAATGCAGAGATGGACAAGCTCACGCGCATGATGGCGCAGGCGGCCATCGTCATCTGGGCCAATGAGGTAGCACTCAAGGGTTTCAACCGCGTGACCGCGTACATGGCTGAGGTCTTACGTGACGCTTGGGAGGAGGCCCAAAAGATTGCGGGCCGTTTCTACGAAGTGGGCGCAGGCATCGTTCAGGGCATCATCGATGGCGTCAATGGGATGTGGCAACATATCATAAACCGGGTGCGGGACCTGGCAGAAGCCATCATCTATGAAATCAAATTGAGACTGGGCATGGGGTCGCCGTCCAAGGTGTTCATAGGCATGGGCCAGGAGATTTCGCGTTCCTTGGCAGAGGGCATCCGGTCTATGGGAGACCTGCCAGCCTTGCAGATGGGTCAGGTGACGTTGGGGACGCTGGCCGCCGTGCCCGCGTCCACAACCAGCGTCAGCAACCAGTACAACCTGAATATGACCTCACTTGCGCCCACGTCCACCGTGGCTGCGGACTTCCATCTGATGCAGGTCATGGCGAAGGGCTAGAACCGCATCCTGGGGCGCTGTAGTAGCCCAGGGCGGTTTTTAGGGTGAAACAGGTAGCGGGGCTAGGGTATGGGAGAGAAAACGGCTGGGGGGCCGCAGGCGAGGGTCTTCCGGCTCGTCAGGACGGAGGACGTGAGCGGGGTCAGTGGCACCGGGATTGTGGCCGATGGCGTGGTGTTCCCTGACGGCGTGACAGTGCTGCGGTGGAGGACCGTGGGGGGCAGCACGGCCATTTATGACTCCGTGGAGAGCGTAGAACGGATACACGGCCATGACGGGAGCACGAGGCTGGTATGGTGAGTCTTTTGCGCAAAAGGAAACCGGGGCCTTTCTTTTGCGGGCAAAACATCTCAGGGGGCAATAATATGAGCAAAAGGGTTGATGGAGGGCATCATGGTCAAGAAGCGATTGGCTCTTGCGAGTGCCCTGCTACTGGCGGTGCTCATAGTCGCCGTGGTGGTGGGGGGTAGGGACATGGGCATTTGTGACATCAAGTATGAGCTGATAACGCCGGACGGCCAGACGTTTAACTTCTGGGGCGTGGGCCGTGCGCCAGGCTCAGAGGCCACCTTGCAGGCCCACGAGGGCTTTGGCCTGCCACCGGTGCGGCATGTCACCCAGGACATCTACAACGTGCCGGGCAACCTCCTGGTAGACGTGGTGGTGCAGGGCCGTACCGTGACCATCACCGAATCGGTCTATGCCACGGACGCAACGCGCAAGGGGCTACACAAGGCCCTGGCGGAGATATGGGATGCCGTGCGTTGGGACCGTGGGGCCACAAGGACCACGCCAAGCATCCTGCGGTACACAGTGGACGGCAACAGTTGGGACCTGTACGTCGTCCTGTCAGGCGTCGTAGAGGGGCGCCAGGGCCGCTATGGCCGCAATGAGATCGTGGGCCTGCGGTTTGAGGCACACGACCCGCTGTGGTGGGACGACGCGGAAAGCCTATTGACGCTGGACTGGCAGGATGCGTTTACAAGTCGCTACATCCTGGGCAAGATCGGCGGGGTTTGGGATCCGATGGGGCCGCCAACCGCAGGCGGGACCGTGAGCACGATCGCCGTCAACCCGGACACGGGCGATGTCGTGGTCGGTGGCACGTTTGCGGCCTGGGATGGGTTGCCGGGTGTCACCGGTGACAACGTCGTTATGTGGGACGTGTCGGCGCAGGCGTGGGTAGCGATTGGCGGGGGCCTGAATAGCTCAGTTCGCGTCCTGTACTTTGCGACGGACGGCACATTGTACGCTGGCGGTGCATTCACCGACGGGTCGGGCGGCGCAGGTGATCCGGCGGCGGACTACATCGCACAGTATGACGTGCTCACGGACACCTGGGTCAACGTGGGCGGCGGTCCTGGGGTTGGAGCCGTCACCGACGTTTGGGACATCGTAGAGGGGTACGACGGCCAGCTATACGTTATAGGCGACTTTACGAACTGGGACGGCCTGGGTTCGCCAACAGGAGATCACATCGTCCAGTTGCCGCTAGGTGGGGCCTGGGCCACTGTGGGCAACGGCTTAAATCAAATGGCCTATACCGGGGTGATCGCGCTTAATGGCAACCTGATCGTCGGGGGCTTCTTTGGCATAGCGGGGGGCGTCCCGTGTAGCTATATCGCAGAGTGGGACGGCACCGCGTGGGCACCATTGGGGGCCGGGACCAACGGCACGGTCCTGGACGCGGTCTTTGGACTAGACGGCACACTGTTCGCCTGCGGCGTGTTCACCACGGCGGGCGGGCAGACCGTGAACTACGTCGCGTCTTGGAATGGCACAAGCTGGAGCGACTTAGACGGCGGTTTTGATTCGCAGGCGTGGAGAATGGCGGTCGCCGATGATGGGACATTATACGTGGTGGGGGCATTCGCACAGGCGGGTGCATTGACGTTGACTGACCGGGCGGCGCGTTGGAACGGGTTTTCCTGGGCACACCTGGCGTTTGACTTGCCGGGTGCGCCAACAGTGCGGGCCGTGGCCGTGGATGGTGAGGACTTGTACTTCGGTTGGGACAACGTGGGCACGGTTCTAGTAGCCGGGGACAACAGCGTTGTCACCACAGGATCGGCGGCGACGTTGCCAGTTATTGAGATCAAGAATCAAGGGCTTGTGCGGTCCATCCGCAACGAGACCACCGGTGATGAACTACTTTTCGACATGCAGATGCTTGACGGCGAGATCGTCATTGTGGACCTGAGCACAGGCCGCAAAACCGTCACATCAAACCGGCGGGGCAACCGTCTGAATGGGTTGATACCGCCAGGCGTAGGGGCCTTCGAGCTGGAGTCCTACCCACGGGCCTACTATGGGGGGACTGTGAAGGGCACGAACCTCATAACCGTGTTCATCACGGACGCGGATCCCAGGGAGCACAACGATGACAACAACCAGCTCTCCGATTGGGCTAACGTCACCGGGATTAAGCAGACCAACACGGACCTGGGGCGGTTGTACGTGACAATCGTGGACGAAGGGGCCGGGGCGAACTTTCACGTGGAGTTTTACCAGGATGCGGCTAGGACTGAGCTTGTGGGCCACACGGGCAGTTATCCGAACTTGTTTGCAGGACCTATAGCGATCGTGGCTGACAACACAAGCGGTCTGGGGGGGTCTATCACAGTGGACGCCACGGTCGCTGCGGACGTTGACATTGAGGTCTATTTTACGATTGTCACCATGACCTGGCACAACAAGTGGTGGTCGGTGGATGAGGCCATTCTAGCCGCAGAATGATTGTGAGGGGCTATGCCCGCTGAATATGAGGTACACCTGCTGGAGGCCGCCAGGGACAACCTTCTGGATGTCATTGACGATTTCGAGACCCTGTCCTATGCTCAGCGGGTCAATGAGGTGGGCGCATTTGGCCTCTCGGTGTGGGCGGATAGCTTCAACATCACCTTTGCACACCTGGACGGGCGGATCGTAGTATGGCGGAAGCCGGAAGGCGGACGCCGCTACATCGACTTTGCGGGCCTCATTCGGGGCGTGACCCGCCAGTATCGAGGGGGCAAGCAGCAGGTCACGCTCTCCGGCGTAGGGTACAATGACCTTCTGCGGCGTCGTGTGGTGGCGTATGCAGCTACTACCTCGGGGGCCAGGAAGGCGGACCAGGCCGACGACATGATGAAGGTTGTCGTGAGGGAGAACCTGGGCGCCTCCGCCGTTGCGGGCCGGGACCTCTCAGGCTGGGGCTTCACGGTGCAGGCCGACGTGTCAGCCGGGACCATCGTGCGGGGCGACTTTGCCTACCAGGTCGTGCTGGACACGCTACAGGGCATCTCAGACGCCAGTCGTCAGACCCCGGCGACGCAGAGCTTCTTTGGCATCGTGCCCATCAACAGCGGATGGGAGATGCAGTTTCGTACCAACGTGCCGCAGTGGGGACAGGACCACAGCCACCCCAGCGGTGAGCATGGCCCCGTGGTGTTCTCCCAGGAGTACGAGAACATGGCCAACCCGGTGCTGGAGTGGGACCGGCACGATGAGGTAACAGTGGTTTACGGCGGGGGGCAGGGTGAGGACCTGGCCAAGCCGGTCATCTGGGTGGCCGATGCAGCACGCGAGGGCGAAAGCCCGCTCAACCGCTGCGAGACCTTTAAGAGCATCACCAGCGGGGCGGGAACTACATTGGAGCTGATAGATGGGGCCAATGCCCGACTGGATGAGGGCCAGGGCAAGCGGCGGTTCACCTTCGATGTGGTAGAGATCCCCAGCACATTGTACGGCCTGCACTGGGGCTTTGGGGACCTGGTAACGGCGGTCTACGCGGGCGAGCAGTGGGACCTGCATGTGGCAGCGGTGGAGGTCACAGTGGAGGGCAAGGTGGAGACCATCACTCCGAGATTTGAGGAGTTTGCAGGGTGAGCGCTACCGTAGAGCAACTGATAGCCGGGGTGACCACGTTGGAGCAGGGCATCAGGGCGCTTGAGGTCCGGGAACGTCCCTTGGCCTTGCGTGGCTGGCGCGATGACTTTTTGGGTGATGCCTTCCACGAGCAATATGACCTGCGCACCGTTGGTGCTGCAAGCTCTATACTACTCCAGAACAACGCCCACGGCGGTGTGGTCAGGCTCCAGACCGATGCCAATATAGCCGACTACGCCCGCATCATGCTTGGGGACCAGGCCTATGCCTTCAACACCCTGGATGCAGACGAAGGCTGGTGCATGATAGGGCGCTACAAACTATCGCACACCACGAACATCCTGGTTGATATGTTCGTGACGGATGCCTTGTTGAACCGCATCCACGTCACCGCCGATACCACTGTCGGGGCCAACTGGTATCTGCGCACGTACGACAATATTGGCCTGGAAAACTGGGCCGACAGTGGCGTGGCTATTGACACTGACTGGCACGTTCACCGCCTGGAGGTTACGTCGGGCCGTGCGGAGCACTTCATGGATGGGGCGCTCATCAACTACACGACTGTCAAGATCCCAACGGTGGTCGAGACGGGCAACGTCCGCTGCTTAGCCAGGGCGGCGGCGGTACGCTACATGGACCTGGATTATTGGGATGTGATACCGAGAAACCTGCAATGAGCAACACGACTGAGCAGTTGATAGCGCGTCTCAGTGCGGCACAGAAGAAGCTGAACGCCCTGGAGGCCCAGGAGCGGCCTTTGGCCTTGCGCGGTTGGCGTGATGACTTTCTTGGGAAAAGTATTCACGAGCAGTACACCGCCGTGTCCGCCGGCGTAGGCAGTGGCGGTGCCTTGCTGAATAACTTCCATGGCGGGATGTACGTGCTGACCGCAGGCGCTGGGGCAGGACGCTTTCACTACTTGTGGCTGGGCGATGCTGCTGATGGCTTTGCCACACTGGACGCGGATCTTGGTTGGGAGATGATTGCGCGAATGAATATCAGTCACCTGACGAATATTGCGGGTGACTTCGGTGCAATTGATTCTGCGTCCAATAATGTCATTTTGGCTGGTATGAATACGACTGCAGTAGCGAACAATTGGTTGCTACAGACCAGAACGGGTGGGGGTGTAGTCAATAGCGTGGACAGCGGGGTCGCTGCGGACACGGATCCCCACGTACACAGGATAATGGCCTACCCTATTACTGGCGGGCTCAGGCAAGTAGACTACTTCCTGGATGGAACACGGATAGCCACTACCACGGTCTCCGTGCCTATAGCTGTATTGACGCCGTTAGCGCGTGCCTACGCGGCTGCTGCTGCCGCGCGTGCGTTGGGGTTGGACTTTTGGGCTGTGATACCAAGGAACCTATGATGAGCGCTCTCGAAATGGAGGAGGTGCGTTTTGAATGGTGAAGGCGTCAGGAAAAAGAAGGAACTATTTGACGAAGAGCAATCAGTCAGTGATGTCTCCAATGAGGACCTGCGCTGGATGATGCTGTTCTGGCGCAAGGATTTCCAGACCGGCATCACGTCTGTTAGGGAATCCGTTGGCAGGATGGAGGCCAGCCATCAAACTGTGTCTGAGCAGGTGCAGGGGAATACCTTGGCGGTGGGTCGCATCCAGCAGGCCCACGATGATTGCCCCTTGTCTGGTCAAGAGGGACGGGACAATTTCATGACCAATATCACAGCGACTTGCCTGGATGCAGTCAAGAAAGGCGTAGAGAAGGCTAATGGTGCCAAGAATATCTTTGGCGGCCTGAACAGGACAGAAATCATCAATGTCCTGGTGGGGGCGATCGTTATTCTGGTAGTCGCTATTGTATACCTGGCAACCAACGGGAAGATACAGATTCCAATACCGTAGCGGTTAAGGAGGTGCATCATGACTGTCCCATGGTCCGTACCGGTGGGTGACACCGGGATCGGTTTTCACGCCAACCCTGATGCCTACGAGAAGCCTCCAAACTTCCGGGAGTTCGCGCGGGACGTCAAGGCCCACGGTGGCACTTGGTGGCTGGCATGGCTTTTCGACGAGAACAAAGCGGATTTCATACGTGTGATGCGCGAGGAGGGCATCGAGGTCATAGCCCGGTTCGGCCCGGCGCAGATGCCCCGGCCTGGAATACAGACCGCGCACATCGATGCCTACGTTGCGGCGGGTGTTCGCTGGTTCGTGCTCATGAACGAGCTAAACCTGCGCGAGGAGTGGACTGAGGAGTGGAGCAAGTTCGAGAAGCCCGTGCGTATGTGCGCAGACCAGTTCATCCGCTATGCCGACATCATCCGGGGCAAGGGTGATGACCTGTGGGTGCTGACCCCGCCGCCTTCGTTGGGCGGGCACATGAATCACAGGGAGTGGTTTACCCGGTTCATGTACGCGCTCCAGAACATCGCAGCGGAGCGCGGGCAGACCATGGAGCAGCTTCTATGGCACTGCGGTATTGGGCTGCATTGCCGGTCTGTGGGCAACCCCCTAGAGGCAGGGCCTGACTGGTACGATTGTTCTGCAAGGGAATGGGAGTGGTTTGACGCCACGGTCAAGGCGTTCGTGGGCCACAGCCTGCCTATGGCCAATACTGAGGCCTATGACGAAGTGCAGTGGTGCCTCCCAAAGCTGGGCAGCAACTACAACTGGGGTCTGTGGGATAGCCGGAACCTGGCGCAGATGCGGTGGTTCAACCCCGACAATCCGGGGTACCGATACCCGAACAACGTCATCTGCAATACGTTCTGGGTGCACAGCGCTCACAGGCTGAGTCCGTGGCCGCAGTGCGGCCTCGTGGGCAACTACATCCACTACCTGCAAAGGGGCGACTACACAACGGGCCTCTGGAACGCCTTGCCGGAGGCTATTAACTGGAAGAGGAGGGACGACGTGACACCAGGACCGACGCCGGAGCCACCGGAGATCAAACTGAGGGTCTATGACGCGGAAGGGACCAAGCAGAGCCTAGAGTGGGCGCAGGGCAAGTACGGGGTGAAACTGGAGCAGTGCAAGGGCCAGGGCTGGCACGTGGCTCAGATGTGGGAGCGCGTGAACGCAGCCGCGGGTATGGAGATGTTCTTCTACGATGACAACGGCGCAGTGCAGGGGGTGCCCGTAGAGTTCCACTGGCCGGGCGGGTGCGACTGTGACAAGCGCACGGAGGTCGATGGCAAGGTGGGGTTTGCCTACAATGCGTGGGTTTGGGATCCCGCGATTGGAGGCCCATACTGGATCGAGATACCCGTTGATGAGCCGAGCGATAAGCTGGGCGGTCTGGGTATGAAGGCCATGACCTTTCACGATCACCTGGACTTTGTATGGAAGTTCGGGGTGCTGGAAGGCACAGAGCCGGAGGACCCCCTGGAGGTCATCTTGCCCTTGGCTGAGGAGAAGCTGGGGGCCATGCCTGTGCCGGGGGACTGGGCCTATCCCTCGAAGGCCAGGGAGCAAGGGTTTGGGTACCAAGTGGGGGGCTACGCGCAGGTGGAGATCGGCGGGGTGCTATGGGCGTACCAGACCTTCACCAACGATGACCAGAGCGCCTACGGCGTGGCGTATTCGCCTGAGGGTGAGTACGACAAGACAGAGTGGGCCATCATCGAGCGGAACTGAGTTGAAATCAGCGGCCCCCTATGTATACTTCTTAGTTCTAAGAGTATTAACTAACTAAAGGTGTATAGTATATGACGGACTTTTCGCGCGGACGACATGTCGTGATTCTTTTGCTCCCAAAACATCGTGCCGGGGTATAATGAGGTAAACAGGTGTATGGATATGGCTCGTTACTTCATGGCAGGGGGTAAACTCGTTATAGCAGTAGCGCGTGACGACAATGACGCGCAGGTCCTTGAGCGTGAGGGCTACGTTGAATGCACGCAAGAGGAGTATGAGCGGCTGCTGGCGGTGCTCCAGGCTAATGAGAAGGGCACCGTTGAGATAGTGGGTGAGATACGCGACATCCACGGGGATTGACCTATGGGCGCTCTGACGGACATCTTGATAGCGGGCGGTGTGCACCTGAAGGACAAGCGGGCTACGCTCCCGGTGAACCCGAAGCAGAAGTGGCCCTATCGGGAGCTTCCGGATGTCAAGGGAGGCATTATTCATCATACCGTCGGCAAGTCCTGGTACACATCGAAGGCTATCGCCCTGATGCACATTGGTCTTGGCTGGCCGGGCATGGCCTATACGTTCTACATTCACGAGGAAGGCCCGCAGTACGGCTCACCTATCGTGACGGACTTCGACCACCGGTTGTGTGATTGGGGTCCGCAGGCAGGCGCAGGGCCGCATTCCGTCAATGCGGAGACCTTCGGGGTGGCGCTGGGAGGAAACTTCGTGCGGGTTGCGCCTGCGCCGGAGATGATCGTGGAGCTGGTTCATCTGATGTGCGGGTTGCAGATATTCTTCGTTCAGGAGGTCGGACATTCATTGTACGTCAAGCCGCACTTCCAGGTGGGCAAGACGCAGTGTCCAGGGTTGGCCTGGGCATCATACCTCGCGGCCATAGGCTGCGTGTAGGGAGGAAGACATGATAGAGTTTGCGGGGCTGCTCAGGAACCCAGTAGTGCTAGGTGCTGTCGCGATGGCACTGGTGTGGCTCCTGCGCAAGTTGCAGTGGTCTGACGGCGTGTATCTTGTAGCGATAAACGGCCCGAAGGCTATCTGGCTAACCTATATTGTGGCCCTGTGTATCGCTGTCGGGGAGAAGCTACTCCTGGAGGGCTTCCCCGTCGTGGTCACCTGCGGATTGGTGCCCACTGAGCCGCCCGCTTTCGTGGTCTGCGTGTTCCAGATCATTGAGAACGTCTTGGCCTGGTCTGGTGTTGTGTTTGCGGCGGCGACGGTGATATACAAGATTCTGCGCAGCAAGATGCTGCTCGGTGAGCGCATCTGACCTTGATGTGTGTTGGGGCGGGGTCGGCATCGGTCTTTTGCGCAAAAGGATGAGTCCCACGTTCTTTTGCTAGCAAAGGTTTGAGTCCGGCTATACTGAGGGCGGTGGTATATGCTGGCACGGCCCCGCTCCCCTTAGAGCTTTCCCGGAGGATGCGATGTCTTACTGGAAGAATCGCCGTGTAATCGTGACTGGCGGCGCTGGATTTCTCGGTTCCCACTTGGTTGATGCCCTGCGCCTTCTGGATTGCAAGCCGTTTGTGCCCCGTTCGGAGCAGTACGATCTGACGACGGTTGATGGCGTGTGTGCTATGTTTGGGGATGCGATGACGCTGTGGGGCGAGCAAGGCTGTGAGACGCTGTTTCACCTGGCTGCGACCTGTGGGGGCATCGGCCTCAATCGCAAGCAGCCCGCTACGATGTGGCGGGATAATCTGCTGATGGGTTCAAACCTGCTGGATGCGGCCCACTTCTTCGATGTGAGTAAGTTCGTGGGTGTGGGTACGGTGTGCTCGTACCCGAAGCACTGCCCGACGCCGTTCTCGGAGCGGTCCTTTTGGGACGGTTACCCTGAGGAGACCAACGCACCCTACGGCCTGGCCAAGAAGATGCTGCTGGTGGGCTTGCAGGCTTATGGGGCGCAGTTCGGCTTGCCGTGGGTGTACGTGGTGCCCACGAACCTCTATGGGCCGCGGGACCACTTCGACCCTGAAAGCTCCCACGTCATCCCGGCGATGATCCGCAAGTTCCTGGAGGCTAAGAGGGCGGGCGATCATGTGGTGTCGTTATGGGGTACGGGCAAACCGACGCGCGACTTCCTGTACGTGGGGGATTGTGTGAGGGCGCTCCTGTCAGCGGGGGAGCTGCTGGTGTCCGGTCCCTACAACGTGGGCTCAGGCCGTGAGGTCAGTATTGTGGACCTGGCTCATGTGGTGGCTAAGGCCGTGAACTACCAGGGCGATGTCAGCTTTGACGCCTCTATGCCCGATGGCCAGCCCAGGCGCGTGTTGGATAGTTCCAAGTTTGCGAAACTTACGGGGTGGCAGCCGGAGGTATCTCTGGAGGAGGGCCTGGACCGTATAGTGAAGTGGTATGACATGGTCCAGCGCCTTGAGGATGACGAACGGGATATGACCACCAGTTGTATTGCCAAGGGGCAGCGCGCCCCTGCGGGCGCATCACCCTCGGTGTAAGCAAAAACATAGAAGGAGACAAGGCATGAATGAGATTGCCGTATTTCAGATGGGGAAGTGTGGCTCGTCTACGGTCATCGAGTTGGCGCGGAAGTTGGGTATACACGCCTCGCGGGCGTACCATCCGATGAACCCGGTGCAGGCGCAGTACCCCAATGTCATCAGCATGGTCCGGGAGCCGGTGATCCGGAACGTCTCGGCATTCTTTTACGAAATGGCGGGCACCCTAGCGGTGACCGGCGAGGGGTACAGCCAGGTACTCCTTGACGAGTTCCTGATGTCCTGGGACAAGCACGACGTGCCGTTGACGTGGTTCTCTGAGCTGTTTCAGCCGGAGACCGGTATCAACGTCTATGCGGAGAAGTTTAACCGCAAGCGGGGCTGGTCCATCTACGAGAGCGGCGGTAGGCGCGTCCTGGTCATCAGGGCTGAGGCCCTGACGGGTAGCCTAGTGGCGGCCTTCGAGGCCTTGCTGGAGATGGACCTGGGAGTTAAGGACGGCTTCGAGGTTGAGCACCGGGCCAGTGATGCCGAGCGGCCACACGGCGTGGGCGACCTGTACAAGGCGTTTGTGCAGCAGGCCGTGATGCCTGAGGCGTATCTGGACCGCATGTATGGGAGCCGATACGCCAAACACTTCTACTATGCGAAGGAGCTTGATGCCTTCCGTGGATTCTGGAGTGCACCAAGATGAGGGTGTTCGTGACTACCAATGACCGGCACCTGTGGATTCTGCCGGCCTTTGCGCACCTGTTCAATCGCTACTGGAGCGAGCTGCAGCCTGTGGTGGTGGCGGGGTACTCACAGCCGAACTTCGAGCTGCCCCCCAACTTCACATTCCACCAGATTGCCCCGCAGAACTACCCCGTGGAGAGGTGGTCTGATGGCGTGATTGAGTTCCTGCGGTCCATGGATGATGAGCTGTTCATCTGGATGCTGGAGGATATGTTGCTTCTGCGTACCGTGGACGTGCGGGCCATAGGGACCCTGGCGGAGTACATGATGATACACCACGAGGTCATCAGGATGGACCTCACCACGGATCGGCTCTATGCGGGGGCCTCACCGGGCCAGAGGCCCGATTATGAGTACTACGGGAGCATGGACCTGGTATGGTCTGAGCCGCACAGCCCGTATCACCTGAGCCTCCAGGCGGCGATTTGGAGGCGTGACTACTTATTGCACTACATGATTCCCGGTGAGACGCCCTGGAACCTGGAGATGGCGGGCACGGACCGGCTTTCGAGCACCCCGGAGGTGGTGGTCCTGGGCACGAGGCAGTTCCCTGTGCGGTACACGCTGGCACTAAAGAGCGACAAGCCTACGGAGCCGAGCATCACCGGGATGAGGGACGAGGACTATCGGGAACTGGTGGAGCGCGGCTGGTTGCCGGAGGGGTGTTTGACATGAAGGGCTGCGGCCAGAAGATAGGGCCATACGATTGCTGCACCATCGTTACAAGTGATGCCAAGGAGGTCGCTGCGGAGATTGAGAGTTTGGGATTGGTCTACTGTCAAGTACCGAGTGCCTTTGTAGGCGAAATCTGAGGCGAAATCTGAATGGAGGTTAGGAAATGTCAGACGAAGTAAGAAAAGCGACAGTGAAAGAGCAAGCGCGAGATGCGTTGCGCATCGGTACCGTCTTTGAGTTGGAATGCGCACTGAGGCGGGCGCTGGTAGAGCTACCGGGCGAAGGCAAGGTGAGCAACCAGGGACCCTGTTGCGTTGTTGGTTGCGAGAAGGAAGCCGAATGGATGATCGAGATACATCCTTACAAGCAAGACGATTTTACGACGGCCTGCACAGGACATGTGGGCGAATTACTGACTGATGCGCCGGAACATATCGTCCATAGGCCCGAGTAGTAGGGGGATTCAAAACCCCTAGTTCCTACTAAAAGGCACTCGGCAGAGGCCTGAACCATGTGCGGTGTCATAGATATCCTGATGTGTGAGCACAGGAGGTATTGGCAAAAGCGCCTGGGCCGCTGGCTGCCGGAGGGGTGTTTGACGTGATGCGCAGGCTAGCCAGTTCAATGAGGGCTTGGTATGAGTATCATCATCCCCGTACCTTTGAGGATGTTGCTCCAGTCAATTGTTTTAATAGGCCGTACCTGAGCTATACCTGGGATGGTGATGTGATGTTTTGGCGGAGGCATACCTATATGGTAGAGTGGAGGCTTTGGTACGCTAATTGCATGAAGGGGCCGGTGCCCCTTTTTGAGAATAGGCGTTACTGGCAGGAGCGGCTAGGGCGGTGGCTAGCAGTTCCGTGGGCTAATAAGAGGAGAATAAGTAATGACTGATGAAATGAGTCCCCCCGTTGAAGTTCGGTTGCGTGATTTAGAAAGTCAGAAGCTGGGTGAGGCTTTAATTCTCTGGAAGGAAAGTGGATATCCTGAGAGTGGGCATACCATTAATATATTGCGTCAATGCGTTATCAACTATACGGCGGCACAAAAGCTTGTAGAGACTAAGGTTCAATCAATGAAAATAAGTGCTGAGCTAGAAGCGATACTTGCGCGCCAACGGGCCCATGATAAGCTGGGAGTAAGGCTAGGACTGTGATAACCGTCCCCCTCCGCGATGGCACCTTTCAGGGCGAGTCAATGTCCCTAAGCAGTGAGAACGCTGACGAGGCCCCGAAGTCCTTGCGCTGGCGCCACGTGCCGGATATTCCGGATGACGTGCCTGTGATGGTGTTCACGGATATGTGCCTGGATGAGGTTCTGCTGAGCCGGGCACCCACGAACATCGCCATCCTCATCGAGCCACCCGCACTCACTGCCACGCACTATGAGCAGGCCGTGATGCTGGAGGACCGTTTTGATGCCATATTCACCTACAGTCTGGAGCACCTACGGCGCGGGGGTCCGTGGCGGTTCTATCCCTATGGCGGTTCGAGGATCCGCGAGTGGGGCGTGTTTGACAAGAGCGCGGACGTGAGCATCATCGTATCGGTCAAGGCGGTCACGGAGGGCCACCGGCTGAGGCATGAGATCGTCAAGCAGTTCGGTGAGTGCCTGTCTGTGTTTGGGGAGCCCTATACCGAGTACCTGGACCCTAAGCCGCCGGGGCTGAGGCCCTTCCGCTATTCCGTCGTCATCGAGTCCGGGCGTTCTGACTACTATTTCACGGAGAAGCTGATTGACTGCTTCTCGCAGGGCACGGTGCCGATCTATTGGGGGTGCCCTGGCATTGATGGATTCTTCGACGAAGATGGAATTATCAGCTTTGAGACCCCGGACGACCTGGCATACATCCTGGCGTCCATCTCGGAGCAGGACTATTACGACCGTTTGCCTGCGATTTGCAGGAACCTGGAGCTGGCGCGCGGGTTCCGGTGTGCTGAGGACCATCTGGCGGCGGAGTACGGCTGGCTCTTCGAGGATAGTGAGGAGGCGGCCATGATGCGTGCACAGCGCAAAGAGCAATGGGGGGCTTTGTGTGAGAACCAACCTCACTGACAAACGACTATTCTTGGAGGTATTCACATGACGAAGATACCAGAACCGATGAGTGACGATGGCAAGAGGCGCGGTGATTGCTACCTGCATTTCAGCTTCATTCCGGACCCGGATCCTGACTGCTGTGAGTTATGTCACAAGAGAAAAATGAAGAGTCATCGGCTGGCGAAGGTGGAGTTCTGGACGGGTATGGATGAGGAAACTGGACTGTGTGAGGTTTGTGGACCAGTAGCAGAGAGGCTTCGTGGCCTGGGTTACGTATTTCAGGATGAAGGAAGTTGCCTCACGGCACCACTATGAGAACTGATCTAACTGATAGGAGGTACTTCTGACGTGCTAAAGATTATCTATGATAATGGTCATGTAAGGATTGATGAACAGGAGAATTTGTACTGGCATGGCCCGACGCTTGGCCAAGAAGGCGGAACATGGTGGAGACAATGGTACTCGCACCCCGACATTTTCATTAAGGGTTCTGGCCCGTGTCGGTGTTACATACATTGGGTCGAAATCAAGACAGGTAAGCACATCGTCTTGGCTTACGATTTGGCTGCCCAGAGGGAGCAACCTTTAGTAATGTCTTCGGCGCATGGGTGTCAACTGGTAGCCTTTGACGAATTGCTTTTTCCAGAAGGTTCACTATTGAATGTCAATGATAGGGAGGTCAGGGATATAGGATATAATGGCCCGCATCTGAAGGAGCCGCCGGAGTGGTTCAATGCAGACGACTTTACTGGATAGTGATAAGCGCCTATTCTTCATCATCGGCCCGCCCCGGTCTGGTACGACCATCGTAGCCAGCGTGTTCAACTCCCTAGAGGATGGGTTCTGCCTTGGGGAACCGCACTGGCTCCACGAGGCCGAGAAAGGCGAGGCGGACGCGCAGACTTACGGGAAGGTAGAACAGTGGCGCAGGCCTGTGGATGATTATCAGCTCATCATGCAGGTCAACGTGATACCGATTCTAAACCGGGGGCCGTTTCACGTTGGGGGCTACAAGGAGACCTGGCAATACTTCCGTCATACCTGCGAGCCGCTGTTGGCGGCGCACGTTCCGTTGGTGGACTTCTTCGTGGTGGTGCTGAGGGACCCGAGGCTGGCCTTGGCCTCACAGCGGGCCTTGGGCTGGCAACACCTGAGGCCCAGGGATACCAGCAAGGACTATCTGCGGTTGGGCGAACTGGCGCAGCACCCAAAGGCTGTGCTGGTGATCCTGGAGGACTTCGTGGTGGACCCGCTGGGGTATCTGAATACGAGGCTCCCCTTCCAGATTGAGGGGCCTTTGGAGCTGCAACCTACAGGGCACAGGTTTGGGGATACGGTTGCCAATGAGAGTGAAACGGTGAACGCGGATGCGCCGGGGCAGAGGGTTATGGACCTGAATGAGAAATGGGTCCGGGCACTGGCCCCGGCTATGGGGGTATGGGAGCGATGGAAGAGCAAGACCTGAGAGCATTGATGAGACGATACACGGTGGAGCACCTGGATCCTGGGGAGCACCTGGATCCTGGCTGGTTTGGCACCTTCTACGGCACTGCGGCGGCTCAGTTTCAGCGGCACATTGAGTCCCTGCCGGGTACGGTATACGGCGATGACCCCAAGCAGAGGCCGTTTGATAACGTATTCACCTGGGGCCACGATCATGACTTCGGGGCCTTTCAGATGAAGGGCCAGATGGGAGACCGGCACATCCGGGTCATTGAGGCCTTCCTGGAGATGGGCGCGGAGTTCAAGGGCCATGTGCTAGATGTGGGCTGCTGGACGGGTGGCACGTCGCTCCTACTGGCAGCGATGGGGTGCACGGTGACGGCCATTGAGGAGGCAGTGCAATATGCCGATGTGGTTTCATACTTGGGCCACGTTTTCCAGGTGCAGGGCCTTGTTGTCATCCCTAATTCTATTTATGATGAGGGCCGCTTCGCTGAGCCTTATGATATGATCCTGTGTGCGGGCGTCCTGTATCACGTCACTGATCCGGTGCGTGCTCTGCGCATCATATTTGAGAAGTTGGTGGACGGCGGCACGCTGCTGCTGGAGACCGCGGTTCATCAGGGTGGCGGCAAGCTCCTGACCTATTGTGGCCCTACCGCGCCAGGCTATCGATGGTTCCTGCCTACGGCGGAAACGCTGGTTGCGATGTTGATTGACGTGGGGTTTACAGACCTAGAGTATGGGTTGCGTGCCGACGGTAGCCGGATTGTCGTGGTTGCTACAAGGAAGGAGTACACGACCATGATGACGGCGGGGGTATCAAGATAAGGGGAAAGGATATGAGAACGTGGGAGTATAAGCGCGTTGGCTTACCTGACAAGCCAGACATTTCTGATTGGTTGGATTCACTGGATAAAGAAGGCTGGGAATTGGTTCAGATATATCAGGACCCCCGATATCTTAATGATATGTTTAAGCTATATCCAGTAGGGATTTTTAGACGAGCCTTTGTTAAGCAATCTGAACGGGTGGAGGCCCCATGACCATAACTGCGTTTGACCTCTCGGACGGGAACGAGCCGATGAGCTACGGCGAGATCAATTTCTTGGTCTCATTGGTTAAGAAGCTCCCTGCGGAACCGATCATCGTCAACATTGGGGCTGCGGACGGCGTGTCTACCGTGGCCATGCTGGAGGCCCGTAGGGATGCCTTCATTTTCTCTGTGGACATCGGCGAGTGCCCGCAGGAACGCGCCAACCTGGAGGCTGCGGGTCTGGATACGGCCCGCGTGATACGGCTCCTGGGCCGTAGTCAGGACATCGGCAAAGAGTTCCCCTGCGAGGCCGATATGGTGCTTGTGGACGGCGGGCATGATTACAAGTCGGTGAAGGGTGATATCGAGGTTTGGCCCTGGAAGGTCAAGGTGGGCGGCACTTTGGCCTTTCACGACTACATCGAGCCGCCCCGTCCCGCTAACAACCCCAGTGAAGCGTACGAGGCGGTGAATGAGAACCTGCCTGCTGAGTTTGAACTGACCGGCCAGGTGGACAGGCTGATTGCGTTTCAGAGGATGTCGTGAGAGGGTTTGCATTTGGGAGGCGGAAGGCGCCTCGGATTCCTATTGGCACCTCGGCGGATGATGTATTGAAGCGGTGGGGCCGTGCGTTGCGTACCCGGAGCTTGGGCAAGGACAGCGAGGGCTTCATCGTGGAGTGCGAGTACCGCTGGGGGTTCCTGGTGTTCAAGAGAGGCCGTGGGCCTGATGGGACTGGGGCGCGTTGTTACCGCGTGGTGGAGAAGAGGGCAAGATGACACAGAGAGAATGGGATGCGGATAAGTGGGGACCTCCGACAATTGTGATCTACGTAGACGCGCAGCGGTATCTATGGAATCGGGCATCGAGTCAAACGCTGGCGATCCTTCGGGATATGCGTCATCTCTACCACGACATTGTTTCTGAGGTGAAGAAAACTGAACAGGGAAACTATCTTCGGCTAGACTTTCCTCCAGGGGAGTTACCGCAGTATGAGTTGCTAGATGCCCCTGCGTGTTTGGCTAGTCTTATTGAAATTGATCGGTATACGGAAGCTAATCGTCAGGGTGGTGGCCATACTCCGCTAAGGGGAAAGTTGACGGAAGAGGGCAAGACCGAGTATGCCAAACTTATGGGCCTTGGCTCATTTGATGAGATTCCTGGGATTTAGGAGAAATTGTGCCCTTTGACCCCATGACTACCGGCCCTGCATATCAGGGTTGGGCGATAGATTTCCTGAACCCGCGGATTGAACCACACTTCCGCGCCTTCGAGTGGGGTAGCGGCTGGAGCACCATCTGGCTGGGCGCACGGTGCGGGAGCGTAGTCAGTGTCGAGCATGATGTGGAGTGGCACGCGACGGCGGCGCAGCGGTTGCGGGAGTATGGCCTGGGGAACGTGAAGCTGTTCCACATACCAAAGGAACAGGGCGCGTCGGAGTATGCGGACTATGCCGATGCCATCCTGAGTTATCCTGATGAGCACTTTCACCTGATTTGCGTGGACGGGCGCAATCGTGCAGGGTGCATCAGGAACGCTATGGTGAAGTTGGTGAGGCCCGGTGGGATGATGGTGGTGGATGACTACCCCAGGTCGCAGTATCAACCTGCTCTGCGGTTATTGGATGGCTGGAGCCGGGCGTTGTTCAACCGGGCTAGTGAGATCATGGCTACGGGCGTGTGGTTCAGGCCAACGGAGGGGTGAGATGACCCTTTTCGCTCATACTCACTGCGTAGCGTTTGAGCTTTCCAACACTTGCCCTTACGCATGGCTGCACAAGGAGTGTCCCTTGAACTTGGAAGTGGCCTCACCCTTTCGGTTGAGGGAGACAAAGCACCTATCTGGCGACGTTGTGCGGAAGGTACTGGATACCCTGGGAGAGCATGGGTACGTGAGCACGATTAGCTTTCATCAGTACAATGAGTCGCTAGTTGACCCACGCCTGTTCGAGTTCGTCCGCTATGCTAGGAAGCGGTGCCCGGAGGCCAGGATCATAATCTTGACCAACGGGGTTTTCCTGTCGCGGCAATTGGCGCTGGAGCTGGAGGAGGCCGGGTTATCGGGTCTGTGGGTGACGCTCTATGGCAGCCAGGAGGACCGCAAGATCACATGGGAATGGATGAAACGTGAGATCATACCCATCTTTTCAGAGAGCAATGTTCAGACGTGGGGGCTGGATGACAGGCTGTGCATTTATGACCGGGAGTACCAGAAGGACCAGGGCGGCAATTGTTATGCCCCCTTGAGTGCTATCATCGTCACCAGGGACGCGGAGTGGGGCCTGTGTTGTATGGACTGGAAACGCACAGTATCCTTCGGGAGCCTCAAGGAGCATAGCCTGGAGGAACTGTTACAGGCTGAGGAGCCGCATCGCATCTATGCGGCCCTGAGCGAGGGGGACCGGACGGTATTGGATTTGTGCCGCCGCTGCACGTTCGCTATCACACCAAGGTGAATCTTTTGCTGGCAAAAGGAAGCGGCGTGGTATCATTTGTGCAGAAGGAAGGTTAATGGAGCCGCGGGGCATTCTCTACTTTGCAATAGGTGACGAATATCTGATGCGGGCGCAGAAGGCTGTAGCTCGCGTGCGGGATGTGTGGCCGGGTATGGCCTGCGCCATCTGGACCGAACGCTCGCCGGGGCCGGTGATGCTCTCGCGGATGGAGGCCTGGCGGCAATCACCTTTTGAGCGGACCTTGGCTCTGGATGCGGACGTATGGCTGGCGGAACCTGTACCAGAGCTGTTTGACCTGTTGGACCGGTTTGACCTGGCGGCGACCCTTGCGCCATGGCGTGAGGGACATCCTGTAGCTGTCCCTGCGGCGTTTCCAGAGCATAACTGTGGCGTGGTAGCCTTTCGCAAGAATGGCCTGTTACTGAGCCTTGTGGACGACTGGGAGCAGCGGTTCGGACGACGTTATGAGGGGTTGGAGGAGACCAAAAGCGTTCACAATGACCAACCGGCCTTCCGGGAGGCCCTGTATCATTCTGTTCTGCGTATTGCTACCTTGCCCGCGGAATACAACTGGCGGGGCGTGGGCTATGTTTGGGGCAAGGTGAAAGTGTTGCATACCCGGAGACCGCCACAGAGGGTAGCACACGAAATCAACGAGCAGCTTGGGCCAAGGGTGTGTATGAACTGGCAGATACACCATGGAGATAATTCGGCAATGATGCTGGAAGCGACCGACCTTACAGGTGAGGAATATCACCACGAGGTGGAGGACGTGCTTACGTTGCAGCACCTGGCGGGGCTGCTCCCGGCGGACCCGGTGGTGGTGAACATCGGGGCCTGCTTCGGCACATCGGCCTTGGCGCTCCTGGAGGCCCGTGAGGACCTGTTTGTGTTCAGCATTGACATCAAGCCTTGCCTTGAGGAGCGGGAGAACCTGGCGCGGTCGGGCGTGGACCCGGCGCGGTGCGTGCGGGTGCTGGGGCGGTCTCAGGAGGTCGGGCAGTATTGGCCGCGTGCGGTGGATATGGTTTTCATGGACGGTTCCCATGCCCGCTCTGACGTGGTGGCGGACCTGGAGGCCTGGCTGCCCCGAATCAAGCCGGGGGGTATCGTGGCCTGCGACGACTATGCGAAAGGGTGCACTCCGGCGGTGAAGCCTGTGGTGGATGAGATGCTGATGGACAAGTACGAGATGGTCCTTCACGTGGGGGACATCGTGGCGTTCAGGGTGTAAAGGGGGATTATGAGAGACATCGCTGTGGACTTGGGTATAGTCGCGCCGTGCGGGTGCATCTTCCCACAACATATCTGCAAGGAAGCGAAGCACCTTTGGGCCAGAGCCGTGGCATTCTTCGAGAAGAGCAGGGAGGCCGGATTTGATGATGAGTCTTGGGCCAAGTATCTGGAGGTCCTGGAGGACTATAAGAAGCACTTTGGCAGGGAGGTATGACCAATGCCCGAAGACAAAGAGGAAGCAAGAGAGGAAACGCTGGAGCAGTTGGGGCTCCGGTACTTGGCCGCGCAGGAGCAACGTCTGCGGGTCTGCCAGCGCGAGAAGGCCCTAAAGAAGGAACTTGCAGCGGCTATGCGAGATGCCGGGAAGGAAGCCGTGATAGTGGGGCCGAAGGTGGTGATTTTGCACCCCGGTATAGATTATGACAGTCTGGAAGTGGCAGACCTGTGATGAACGAACAGCAACTCAAAGACGCCTTTGCATCACTGGAGCCGATGAGTGACGAGGCCCCGCCCCGGTACACGTGGGAGCGGCACAGGTGGGAGATGCGGCGCCATGTGCGTCGGGATCCCATCGCGGTATTCCTGAGCTGGCCCACGGTGACGGCCACCATGTTTGCGGGGGAGACCCCCTTCATCCGGTCTGAGCTGGAGGCCCTGCGGGCGCAGCCTGATTGGGAGACCCTTTGGCTTCCGGCCATTGAGGACAGCGGCGTGGGCCAGGCCCCGAGGATGTCAGGGGAGCCGTCTACGAACGCCAATATGGTGCATCAGGCGTTTCACCTGATGATGTGGAACAAGGCTACGCTCAAGGAACTGCGGGATCTGGAGACCATCACGGAGTTCGGCGGGGGCTATGGGGCTATGGCCCTGATTGCCTCACGGCTGGGGTTCCGCGGGACCTACCGGATGGTGGACTTTCCGGAGATGTGCCTGCTTCAGAGCTACTACCTGTCGCGGCATGAGCTGGGCTGTGCGGTGGAGTTCCTGGAGGCCATCGGGCCGCCACGTTCGGACCTGTTGGTGGCCTGTTATTCATTGAGTGAAGTCCCGTTGGCGGACCGTAAGCCCTACCTTGGCGGGGGCCGTACGGATCATGGAGCGGCCAGTTACCTCTTTGCCATGCAGGACCGTTGGGATGACGTGGACAACCTGGATTGGGTATATGATTTTGAGATGAATGAGAGGGATGACCTGCTGTGGTCCATCTTCCCGATGGTGAGGCCGGGGCACTGGTACGCGATGGGGGGAATGAAGTGACCTATGATTCATTTCTTAAATCGAAGAGGATGATTAGGCGTGATCGGGGCAAAGAGTTTACTACCGATGACGTGCATTCTAAGCTGTTTGCTTTCCAGCGGGATATTACGCTCTGGGCAGTACGGAAGGGCATGGCAGCGGTATTCGCTGATACCGGGCTGGGCAAGACCTTCATTCAATTGGAATGGGCCAGGTTGCTAGGGGAGAAAACGCTCATTATTGCCCCGCTCAGTGTGGCCAGGCAAACGGTAAGAGAAGCTCGCAAGATTGATCTTGAAATAGGTTATGTTCGTAGTCAAGATGCGGTTGTGGGCGACGGTCAGCTCTGGATAACGAACTATGAAATGGTGAACGCCTTTGATGTATCGGCATTCGGCGCGGTGGTGCTGGACGAATCCAGTATATTGAAATGCATCTCAGGCAAGACGCGCCGCAAGCTGACGGAGGCTTGTCAGGCTGTTCCCTATCGCCTGTGTTGCACAGCAACGCCTGCCCCGAATGACTTCATAGAGCTGGGCAATCATGCGGAGTTTTTGGGCGTGTGTTCGCGTGCTGAGATGCTGGCTATGTTCTTCGTCAATGCTAACAAAGAGCATACTATGTTTGTCAATGGAAAGTCGTATCGCAGGAAGGGGAGCAATAAGGGCGGCCAGGAGTGGCGGTTGAAGCACCATGCCGAAGAGCCTTTCTTCCGCTGGTTGGCATCTTGGGCTATGGCCATACGGAAGCCGTCTGACTTGGGATATGACGATATGGATTTCAGACTTCCTGCACTTAGGCTGCATAAGCACTTTGAGCAGGCGAAGTATGAGCCGGGTGATAGGCTGTTTTTCACTCGCGCTAGGGGTATAAGGGAGCATTCGGCTATTCGTAGAGCGACGCTTGGCCCACGCCTTGAACGGCTTCAGGAGATCATTGACGGAGACGGCCAACAGTGGATAGTCTGGGTGGGGCTGGATGAGGAAGGCCGGGCTGCGACGGAGGCTCTGGACGGTGCGGTAGAAGTCAAGGGTAGTGATTCGCCTGACTACAAGGCCAGTTCCTTTGAGGACTTTCAGGATGGCAAGTTTCGTGTGCTTGTGACCAAACCTACTATCGGCGGGTTCGGCATGAACTTCCAGAATGCCCACAAGATGGCGTTCCTGGGGCTTTCGCACTCGTGGGAACAATACTATCAGTGTGTGCGCAGGGAGTGGAGGTATCTTCAGGAGCACCCTGTAGACGTGCACCTGATTATGTCGGATATCGAGGCTGATGTGTACCGCAACGTGATGCGTAAGGATGCCCAGGCCAGGCGGCTACGGGAAGGTTTGATTGGCAAGATGCATCTTTATGAGAGGGAGGAATTGGGGATGGGAACGTCTGTAGTGCAAGATCAGGCAGGATGTGTTGTCAAAGGCAATACTTGGAAAGCGTTGCGGGGCGACTCCTGCGAGAGGCTGGCGGAACTTGACAATGATTCGGTAGACCTGTGCATATACTCACCGCCGTTTGCTGATCTCTATACGTATAGTGATAGCCCCCGCGACCTGGGCAATTCGCGTGATTGGAAGGAGTTCTTGTGTCACTATTCTTTTGTGATCCGGGAGGTTTTGCGTGTAGTCAAGCCGGGGCGCTTGTGCTGCGTTCACACCTCAGACATCCCGGCGTTGGCGCAGAAGGATGGGTATATCGGCATCAAGGATTTTCCTGGCGCGGTGATCGCTGCGCACGAGGCGGAGGGATGGGTATTCCATGGACGCATTCTAGTCGGCAAAAACCCGCAGGCCCAGGCCATACGGACGCACTCTAAGGCGCTGTTGTTTGTCCAGTTGCGTAAGGACTCAGCGGACAGTCGCCCGGCGCTTGTCGATCATGTTCTGTTGTTCAAGAAACCCGGTGAGAACGCTGTGCCGGTGACTCCGGTAGAAAACGGTGAGATGGACAATGACCTATGGGTACAGTGGGCTAATGGGATCTGGACTGATATTCAGGAGACGGATACTCTTCAGTACCAGCACGCGCGGGAGGCCGATGATGAGAAGCATATTTGCCCCTTGCAATTGCCGACGATCCGGCGGTGCGTGATGCTCTATTCCAATCCTGGAGAGACAATACTATCACCGTTTGCGGGCATCGGTAGTGAGGGTTTTGAGTCTGTCAAGGCCGGGCGGGGTTTCGTGGGTATAGAGCTGAAACCAGAGTATTTCGAGGTCATGGTCGGAAACCTCCAGAAAGCGGAGGCTGTAGCGAATCAGCCTGATTTGTTTTCGTTAGTCAATGAGGAGTCAGCGCAATGATCTTTTCCAATCGTCACGAGGTGGAGACACACCTGGCTGAGCAGGCTGACGGCGGCGTGATTGTAGAGGTTGGGGTGGGCAAGGGTGACGGGTTGGTGGCCCTGCTCAACGGCACCCGTTACGGAAGGCTCTTGCCCGTGTATGCCGTGGATCCCTACGCGCCATACGTGGACAAATTGGGTGGCACCTACGGCCCGGAGTGCAAGCAGGAAGCCGTCGATCAGGTGGTGGGTACGGGCCTGGGGCGTTTGGTGGCCTTCGTCGAAGAGGACGGCGTGCTGGTGGGCGAGAATTGGGACTTGCCTACGGCCCTGGTGTGGATTGACGTGTCTATGGAGTACGACGGTCTCAAATGCGTCTGGGATGCCTGGGCGGACAAGGTTATGGAGGACGGGCACATCGCCATCGCGGGGCTGGGTTACAGTAGCTTGGGCACGGCGCGGGTGATGCAGGAGGCCGTGGACTCAGGGAACTTCGTGCGGGTACTGGAGGGGCAAGACCGGGTGGCCGTGCTGCGCAGGAATCCACGGCACAGGAGGGCCGCGTTCTACATCGTGGATGGTGAGCCGTATGCAGATGAGGCGGCCTATAGCGCGTCCAGCCTCAAGGAGCACATGCCCAGGGTGGAGACCTTCCTGTTCGCTGTGGGGGGCACGAAGGACAGGGATTGCATTGACCACGTAGTGACGTTGCCCCCTCGGGAGAGCGAACTGTGGTACCTGGACAGCACGCGGTACTTCAATTGGGCTGTGGGGCAGCTTCATGAGTACAACCGGCTCTTGTACCTTGATACGGATACGTGGGTGTCCTGGGATTGCCTGGATATGTGGTGGCTCCTGGAGCAGTTCGACGTGTGCCTGGGTCATTCTGCGGGCCGGGAGGCCATGCCCAGTGCTATCGGAACGCCGCCTGCGTTCACCACGCTGTCCATCGGGGTGAGCCTCTTCTGCAACAACGCGAAGGTCCGGGCCACACTGGCGGACTGGCAGGCATTCTATGAGAAGTACGCGCATATCTACGGCGACAATGACGAGTCGCCCCTGCGGGACGTGCTGTGGCTCAACCGTCACGGGCTGAAAATGTATATCCTGCCCCCGGAGTACAATGCGCGTGTGGGCTTCGGGTGCTGGCTCTATGGGCGGGTCCGGGTAGTCCATGCCCGGCTGCCCCGGCTTCGGCATGTGGCGGAGGAGCTGAATGAGCACACGGTCATGCGCATGTGGCGTCCTGATGATGGGTTCCTGTGGTATCACCAGAAGTGAGGGGGACGTGAGCGACGGCTGCGGGCGGTTCATAGGGCCATATCCTTGCTGCACCATCATCACGGGTGACGCTAAGGAGCTTACTCCGGCGATACCGGATGAGAGCGTGGACTTGATAGTGACTGACCCGCCCTACTTCTTGCCAGTTCAGTCCTATGTTGGGGTGCGTGGTGAGGGCTATACGAGGAGGACGCTGGCTGACACGTCGATACTTTCTGGATTCTTTGGGGATCTATTTGCGGATTTGGGCCGTGTTCTAAAGCAGACGGGAAGCGCCTATGTCTTCTGTGATGGGCAGAGTTACCCGCTGTTCTATCCAGCCATGTTTCCGCACTTCAAGTATGTGCGGCCCCTGATATGGGACAAGATTGTTTCCTACAACGGATACACGTGGCGACACCAGCATGAGTTGATTGCGTGGGGCGAAGGAGTGGGGGCGCAGAGGGTTCCCACGGGCGATGGGGACATTCTGAGATGTAGGGGGGTTCTCCAGAAAGACAGAAGGCATCCCGCAGAAAAGCCACTCGCTCTATTGCAGCAACTCATAGCCAAGCATGAACGGGGGCGGGTTGTATTGGACCCATTTGTTGGCTCAGGGACCACCCCCATAGCCGCATGGCTAGAGGGCGATCACTACCTCGCCTTCGAGATAGACCCCGACGTAGCAGAGCGGGCGAGGGAGCGGGTGAGGAACACCCAGCCACCCCTCTTCGTGATGCAGCCAGAGCAGACAATACTAGAACTGGAATGAGGTGTAACCAATGGATAGTAACGTACTCACTCACAGCGCGGTGCTCCCAAGGCGCAACGTCAAGCGGCTGCGGCGTTGCCTGAACCCTCAATGCCTCTACGTGGCGGGCGGCGGCAAGATGCCTTTGAAGATCACTCGCATTGGCGAGTATACCCGGCTTGGTTGCTCCAAGTGCGGGTCCGTAAGTGTGTTCAACCCGGTAGCGACGGTAAGGCCTGACAAGGCCAGGCACATCTTCGTGGCTCGTGACCGTGGGGGCGTGGTGGAGCACATCTTCCCCAAGGCGAGGGTATTGGTACCGTGAGAAGGCGTTACTTCGAGTGGGACTATGTCGCCAACAGGGTCATTGAGTGGGTGCGTGTGGGTACGTGCTGCCGGTGCGGTGCGTGTTGCCGGGGGTCCATCGGTTACAATTTCGAGAATGTTAAGACGTACCATGCGAATAAGGCGGGCGGCTATTATACCACTGGCAGGGGTGTCTGGCAGGAGATCCGTGCGGGCCGGTATCGGCACTTTTTCCGGATGGAGTACATGGCCGTGAAGGGGCGGGGGTGGTGTGGCAGTTTCGAGAATGGCCTTTGTGCTGAGTATGAGCATCGGTCCTGGATTTGCCGGGAGTGGCCCTTCTCGCCCCGGTGCATTGCGCCGTTTGCGGAGTGCACCTATGGGTTCCGTGAGGTAGACCGCTGGCCGTTCGTGGTGGATGTCCCCAAGGATCCGGCAAAAGAGGGGAAGGATGCTGGCGGTTTTGTTCATGTGCCGCGGAGAGGGGTCCCGTGATCACTAAGCGCCTGGTTTACATCCACGTCTTCCGGACCGGCGGGTACATGGTGCAGGGGGTCTTGCGAAAGGTCCCTGGCCTGGTGATGGTCTCTGACAGGCCCACGGAGCACCTCACCTATGCACAGATGACCACGGTATGCGCTCAGCAGCGCATGTCGAGGCCACTGGCTGCTGTGTTCGTTCGCAACCCGTTTGACTGGTACGTGTCGATGTGGTGCTGGGTCAATACGGCCCCGAATGTGCCTTCCTTCCCTAGCTTCCGGGCATACCTGGGGGCGATTGATGAGAGGCGCTTTGGCATCACGGGAACGGGGCGCAACTACAGCAGATTCACCGACCATTGGAAGGACATGGGTGCTGACTCAGCAAAGTGGACGGGACGTTTCGAGCGCCTGCAGGAGGACTTCGTGGCCATCATGCTGGAGGCCATGCCTGAACTGGTGAACGAGAAGATGCTGAGGCGCCTTATAGTCAAGGAACCCATCCATCACCCCAGCAGGCATCCCCAGACCGGCAAGCACCCAGGGGCCTATCAGCAGTACTACGATGCGGAGACGAGGGCGCTGGTAGAGGGGTGGGACGGCGCGCTGTTGGAGCGCTTCGGCTACAATTTCGAGGGGGAGGAGGCGGATGATGAAGATTTATCCCATACCGGTGCCTGACGAGTTCCGGCCTGCCAGTCAGGGCTATGCCATGCCGCCACACTGCCCGGTGGAGGGTTACGGCGTGGAGCAGGACTTCGACCTGTGGCTCCGGCAGCGCCCTACCATTCTGGCCCCAAGTATTGAGGAAGCTGATTGGTACTACCTACCGGTGTACTGGAATCGTCTTTTTATCGCTACCTGGAAGTGGGCTCAGGATGAGGCCGCTATTGAGCGGTGCACCCGGTATATCGAGGACCTCCGGGGGGCCTTGGACTTCTCGCGGGTGTTCACCGTCTGCGAGTGGGACCTGACCACGGAACGGCAGGAGATCGGGATTGGGGAGATGACCGTGCTCACGGCAGGGCGGCGGGACCACACGGGCATCGATGTCCCTTTGCTCTGCGCGCCCCATGGTGTCCCTCCCATGCAATATGCCAAGCGGCACCTGGCGTCGTTCGTGGGCAACGTCGGAACCTCCGGCTGGCGTCAGGCCATGCAGGAGGCCCTAGAGGTCTATGACGGGTGCCTGATTGAGCACGCGCAGAACGGTTCCGCCTACTTCCGGGACGTGATGACTGAGAGCTACGTAGCCCTGGCCCCCAGGGGGCACCGGGGTCAATCGTTCAGGTTCTACGAGGCCATGGACATGGGCGTGGCCCCGGTGCTGATCGGCGACATGGACACGCGGCCCTTCAAGAACTGGATTGATTGGGACTCATGCTCGTACTACGTGCCTGACGCCTCGGAGTTGCCGGGGTTCCTAGACGGCCTTGATTTGGAGGACGCGCTTCGTCGCGGTGTACGGGCGGCGCAGGTGTATCATGAGGAGCTGCGGTTTGGAAGGTGGTGCCGGTTCGTTGTGCCGGAGCTTTTGAGCGTGCCGTGAACTCCTGCCGCCTTGCCAGGGGCGGCGCGTTTCCTCCTTTCTTTGGGGGGCAGGGCCGGGCCTGCCCCCCGCTTCATTACTGGTGATTCCCGGCGATAAGGATTCTGGCCTGTTTCTCCCTCTGGACTTGCATGTAAACGACGCTATTCTGTTTTGTTTGCGACCTTGCTTTTGGGCGTCATTAGCGGCGCCCTGGCGGGCGCTGGCGGTTTTTGTGGCAGAATAGGTCTCTTGGTATCCTCGAAACGGCAGAACGACGCACAGTGAATCATGTTATAATAGCAAACTGGTACTTGACAAAAAACAAACAACCTGTTATAATATAAGTAGAATGAAGAAGCAGGAGGGGGCAATGGGGAGCGAGATCAAGGACCTGAGGGTTTGGAAGAGAAACGGCGGCAAAGAAGTCAGATATTATGTCCACACGGTCGATGGCCGCGAAGGTTGCCACTACGTGACCGGCAATCACTGGAATGAGGCGGGGAGTTACAGCGGCGATATGACCGAGGCGGAGTGGGCAGAAGCTCTTGAGATCGCAACCTGGGACGGTACAGTTCACACGGTTTACGAAGACCGGGTGAACCAGGCCAAAGCCAATGCAGATGTCGGGGAACCGGTGAAGCGGGAATCGCAGTCGCGCAAGAACGCCTACGCGGGGGTTTGCATCTACTGTGGTCGATCAGTTCCGGCGCGGTCAGGCGAATTGCTCTACATCGGCGAGGGCGACGAATACGCATTTCAGAATGCCCGGTTCGGTGGTTTTGGCTGGCAAGTCAAGTGTGCCGGTGGTTGTCTCTCGGTAGCGTCGGGAGCAGCGACGGGCAGCGAAGAATCAATCACAGCATAGCAATGAGGAGGAGAGGACAATGGCACAGAGAGTCTATCGCAATCCCGATGCAGTTCTCAGGGCCGCGCAACGCAAGCTAGGGGGCAGGCTGGCAACTGACACCGGCTCGCCAGTTCTGCATCTCTCGCAGCGCAGCTCAGTCCACGGCGCAGTTGTAGACACATATCTATCGCCTAGCCAGGCGGCTGAGTGCGCTGGACTGGACTACCTGCCACATGACCAAGCATAGCCACGGCGGAACCTATACATAGAGAGGAGAAGATACAATGACACACCCTTGGGAAGATGTGGGGGGAACGCTCTGCCCTGAGTGCGGAGAGCCAACGGGTACTGTGATGCGTTCGGCTAGGGAGGAGAGGCCGAGTGGCCCGCTTGGGTTGCTTATCATGATGAGAAGTACCTGGTCGATGCTGTTCGCGAGAAGGTCGAGAGGGCCGCATGGGCAGTAGCCGATGCCAAGATGGAGGGAAACGATGGCTAACGTGTCGCAGGAAGAGTTCGACAGGGTCCTGGCGGAGGTGGAGCGCAAGACCTGCTTCCGGTTCACGGCGGGTACGCGGAACCCCACGTCAACTGCGTTCATGGTGCCAGTCGCGTCCGACGGCAAAACTCCCATGGGCAGCGCCACAGAGTTTTCCTGGAAGCAGTTGGTGGGTATGTCCAAACTTCCCGAGAGACCCAAGTAGCCGATAACCGGGGGCAACCCCGGTCACCCGCGATGCCGCCGTGCGGGTCCGATGAGGCAGAGGGCGGCAACGGAGGACAGAGGAGGCTACCAATGACTGCACTGACTCTCGATGAACAAAGTCTCAAGACATGGCAGCGGCTGCGCCCCACGCACAAGCAGATACTGAGCCTGGGCACCAACCCCAAGCAGTTCATGCACGTGCAGATGGGCCAACTGGAGGCCTGGGGCAATGGCTTTATGCTACTGGTGGGGAACTCGCCGGATGTGCCGTGCGTGGACGAGAGAGAACGCACGGACTGGACCAACAAGCAGCATCTCCTGAAGCCGGGTTCTTGCCCTATGGATCCGCTGCTCTACGTGGAGGCCGACGGCTACAGCACGCGGGATAGGTCCCTGCTCATCATGGCTATGCTGTCGCCCACGGATGGGGCCGTGCTGGAGCACCTGACCGTCAATGCCCGCATGGCGCTCTTCATAGAACGCGAGTACAGAGCACGGTTCCCCGAGGACTGGATACTTGGCTGGCGGGGTAACTTATCGGCGGAGGCGCACATGCACGGCTGCGCCAAGGTACACCCGAGGCCGCTGACGTACTGCGTGCGGGGTCCGGCGGAGGATGGCTGGATTGGGGCAGGGGTGCTCATGCCCAGGACGGCGGGCTTTGTGAGGGCTAGGGACGGCTCCCAGGCGGTGCGGTATGATAGTGGGACTAGGATGTATCATCGTGAGGCACCTGGCGTATAGGAAGGCTTTGAGATTATGAGAGAGGGAGGATGGTGATATGACCCGCATGATAGAACCGTATAATGCGAGATCTCTGGAACCTGGCGATGTGATGGTGCGCACAGTGGCAGTGCATGTACTTCCGGGGCGTCAGGATGGTGAGCTGCTATATCGTGTGTACGTTTGCGCGTGGTCTGACCCGCCCCTGAGTGATGGGGTGCCGCAGGGTACGCGCATCTATGATGAGGGGGGCAAGGTAGCACAACAGCTATGCCCGATCATCGGCTACGTCGGGGCCAAACCTGACCTGGGCTGATGTTTTGCTGGCAAAGGAAACTGTGGGCTGCGCTTTTGCGCAAAAGGAGGGAGAGATGGACTGCTTTCTGGAATCACTAAGTGTGGCAATGAGCTGTGGGGTGGTTCTCGGTCTTTTGCTACTAGCGGCTGTACTCGGGTTTGGCATAGCGGGTGAGCTGGGCCTCATTGCCCCAATAGGAAATGAGAAGCCAAACCGGCGCTGGCTTGAGAGGCAACGGGGTTATAACCTGCCCAACATGCCCAACAGGACCCCGGCACAGATAATCCGGTTCCTTTGTCATGAGTATGCCGCGTGCCGCAAAAACGAGAGGTACTTCAAGGCGAAGGGTTATTCTGCAGAGGCTCATCAGTATCGCATGTGGGCAGGCTATCTCAGGATAGCGATTGTAGATCTCAAGAGAGGCCGCACGAAATAGGGAGATGGGCGATGCCAGATAAGTTTCGGGGCCAGTATCCGACGGTGCCCTGTGTGGAACAGCGCCTTGAGGAGTACCTGGATAAAGAGGACCGCTGCGTCCTGGAGGACGACTACTGGTGGGAGATGCAGGACGCGGCGGCTGACAGCGGGGTGGACGTGATGATCCTGGTGGAGGAGATACCGTTTGAGAAGTGGCTGCGGGCCAGGAGGGAGGGGCGTGGTGACCGCGAAAGCTAGTCGTGTCAAGAGGGCGCGGGCCATGGTGGACCTGGGTGCGGTGTCGGTCCTGCGGAAGAAGAAAGGGAACCGGCAACGGGCCTGGCGTATGCCCAGCGCCTCCGTGATGGGTAGCTGGTACGAGGTCTTTGCCAAGTTCGTGGCGGACAATGGCATAGTCCGGGCGTGGTTCTTCTGCAACCATATTCACCCGTGGGGTGACTGCGAACCTGATTCTAGCCCTACGCTCCCTACAGAGTTGGGCGGAAACTACGCATCTATGGAGAAGTGCGACGGCAACCGCAACACGGTCTGCTATCACTGCCTGGCGGCCATGGTCAAACTGGCCAAAGGCCGCCGGATGACCGTGCAGTTTGTGGACAGCCGCCGGAAGGCTCAGGCGCTTGCGCGGCTGGGGACGGTGGTGGAGATGTGTGGGGAGGGGCAGGTGAAGCCGAAGGTGTGGGCTGTGATGCGCAAGCGAGGAAGGAAGAGGAGGAAGTGCAGTGGCTAAACCGCGGTTCCGGCGCGGGTTCAAGCAGCACCGCCTCCGTGCTCGGTACGTATGTCCCAAGTGCAGGCGCGTGGCTTACTACCCGTGCTACCTAGACGGGCCGGGGGAGCGGATTCGTGGGCGTCCCAAGGAAGACTACTGCACCTGCGGGGCGCTCACCGAGTATTGGGGATTCACGAGCCGCTACAAGGGCACGGTGCCCTACGCCTGGGGTGGGCGGTGGATGCGGGATTGTAAGGACTGTAAGAAGTCTACGGAGCATGCCCGCATGGACGAAGGGGGCAAGTTGTGCCGCTGTATGGAGTGTGGCCAGCAGCGGCATCTCGACGATGAAGAGGAGAAGCGTCGGGAGGAGTCCCAGAATTGGACCGCAACAGACATTTGGGGAGAGTGAGGAAACGTGATGAAAGAGTACTCAATCTGGCAAGAGCAGACCTTAGCTGTAATGACGGCTATGCAGGCCAACGTGCCTGCGCTCATCTTAGGGGTGCCCGGCATCGCCAAGACGGCGTTCCTGAAAGCGGCTACGAAGGCCCTGGGATGGGATTTGTACGTGTTTATGGGCAGTATCCGGCAGCCCTCGGACATCATTGGCTACCTGGCCCCGGACTTGGAGCGCCGGGTGACTTTGGAGCTGCCCCTGGAGTGGGCGCGTAGCATCAGCGACCGCGCCACCGAGGGTCATGTGACTGTGGTGTTTCTTGAGGAGCTGACTACGGTGTTCCCTGCGATGCAGGCGGCACAACTCCGGTTCGTGCATGAGCGGTGCGTAGGCGATTGCTACCTTGGTGATAGCACCCGCATTGTGGCGGCTGCGAACCCGCCGGAGATGGCCCCTGGGGGATTTCAACTGTCACCGCCTATGGCTAACCGGTTGCTGCATCTGGGGTGGCAGGAGGACGCGGCGCATTGGGCCGACAATATGCTGCTAGACTTCCCGGCCCCGGTGCTGCCTACGTTTGATGCGGCCAAGGCGGCGGAGTCCCGTGAGCGGTGGAAGGGGTTGATTTACGCCTACATCATGGGATACCGTCGGCAGCACTTGGTGGTCATGCCTGTGGATCGGGAGGGCCGTGTGGATGAGGAGAAGGCGTCTGGGCCGTGGGCCAGTGAGCGGTCCTGGTATGAGTACCTGCTGCCCTGTTTGTCCTGGCTGGATGCTGTGCGGGGCATCTCTAAGCAACTCTATGAGAGCGTGCGGGAGCGGTTGGCGGTGGGGTCTATTGGTGCAGTGGGTGCGGAGTTCCTTCTGTGGTCCGATAACCTGGACCTCACCTCGGCGGAGGACATGCTCAAGCAGGGGTCCAAGTACGTGGTGCCGGACCGCCAGGACAGGGCCTATGCGGAGCTGGCGAACCTGGCGATTTACGTGTCCGGCAAGAAGATCACGCCGAAGATTTGGGTAGCGGCCTGGAATGTATTTGCGGCTGCGGCGGACCAGGGCAAGACGGGCACGGCTGCGGCTGCGGCGCGGTCCCTAGCGTCCAAGGCCAGGGCTGACCTACCCCCGGTTTACGAACAGATAGCGCGGTTTCAACCTTTGCTGGAGCGTGCGAAGATGATACCGAAACTGGATGATGACGCGGCGATGGAACTGTGAGGAGGTAGGAGAAGATGGGCAAGACGAGGATTGAGTGGGCTGATGAGAGCTGGAATCCAATCACGGGCTGCACCCATGCGGGTACTCCCGGCTGCGACAACTGCTATGCCCGGCGCATGGCACAGAGACTGGCGGGGCGGTTCGGGTATCCCGAGAAGCCACATCAGTTCGACGTGACGTTTCACCAGGACAAGCTGGATGAACCGCTGAGTTGGAGGAAGCCGAGAGTGGTGTTCGTGTGCTCGATGGGGGACCTGTTTCACCAGGATGTGACCTGGGAGCAGAGGGGCGATGTGTGGCAGGCGATGTATGAGGCTCCACAGCATACCTTCTTGGTACTGACCAAGCGGCCAGCGGAGATGCGCGATTGGTTCATTGGCTATTGGCAAGAGGCAGTTGCGACCAGCGACGAGCTAATTCTATCCAACGTCTACCTCGGCGTCTCGGTCGAAACCCAAGACCAGATGTGGCGGGTCGAGGAGCTGGTCAAGATACCGGGCAAGCACTGGGTGAACTTCGGCCCGCTGTTGGGGCCCGTCACGATCCCCCCTGAGCTACTAGCACGACTTGCTGGCGCAGCCGTGGAGGGCGAATCAGGGCCAGGGGCTAGGCCAATGCACCCCGACTGGGCACGAAACATCAGAGATCAATGCGTAGCAGCAGAGATTCCATTTTCGTTCAAGCAATGGGGGGAGTGGGGGCCAACTTCCTACGGTGGTTCCTATGAGCGCTATCACGCATTCACAAGACCACTACCGCCGGATCCTGCACGTATGATGGTTGAGGCTCAGGTATACCGTGTTGGAAAGGCCCAGGCAGGCCGACTACTCGACGGGCAGCTCTGGAATCAGTGGCCGTGGGATGTGATAGGGGACATGGAGCATGGTGAGTGAGGAAGAAATGAGGAAGATCATGAGGGGTGTGCAAGCCATCGGTCGAAATAATACGGGCGTGGAAGAGGCCGCTCAGCTCCTCGCCGAAGCGATGAAGGAAGATGTGGTGTACGAAAGCACAGGGGTTGCTGACTATGATGGATGCTGTGTTCGCCTGGGCTGTGGAACTGAGCTTATCTTAGGTCCTGATGATGAGTGGGACATTCTTGACGGCCGGCAGTACCACGTGACCGTGACGGAAGAACCTACCAATGACCAACCGTGATGCTACTTTGGCGATGGACGCGGCAAGGGTGCGGCTCAACTATCTGCGTGGCTACCTTCGGGCTGTGTTGTGGACTATGCGCATGGTGCCCACTGGAGAGGTGCCCAGTATGGCTATGTCCAAGGACGCGGTGATCTACTACAACCCGGAGGAGGTAGCCAAGTGGCCCTTGGAGGCCTGCGTGACGGTCCTGTACCATGAGGTGTGCCACTGGATGCGGCGTCACTATGAGCGCATGGCAGACTTCCCGGACGAACAGTGCGCGCTCATTGCGGCGGAATTGGAACTCCAGGGTGACATCGAGGATGAGATCAACGGTGACTCGAATCTGGATTGGCCCCCACAGGGATACATTGCACCGGGCAAGCCGCCTTTCGAGAGCTTGCTCAAGGGCCTCCTGGCTGAGGAGTATTATCGACTTCTGGAGCGGCAACAGCAGCAATCCGGTGGCGCAGGGGGCCAGCAGCAGGGCAAGGGGCGGCAACAAGGTCAAGGCCAGGGGCAGAGTCAACAGGGGCAGAGTCAACAGCAAGGTAAGGGCCAAGGCAAGGGCCAGCAAGGTCAAGACCAGCAACCAGGCCAGGGCCAGGGTTCTGTGTCTGATGGGCACTGGAAGGACTGGGAGCAGCAGGACCATCCGGAGGGCATCACTGAGGCCCAGGGGCGGCTCATTGCCCGCAAGCTGGCCCAGGACATCCAGGAGGCCGCGGAGCGTGATAAGTCGCAGCGGGGCATCGGCTCAGTACCCGGCTGGATGAAGCGTTGGGCAGAGATGCAGCTTTACTCCAAGGTGCCCTGGTACAAGGTTCTAGACCGCTGGATACGTCAGTCCATTGGGCACGTCCTGGGGTTCTCAGACTACTCATTCAGGACACCGAACCGTAGGGCTGCGTTGAGCGGCCTCATCCTGCCGGGTTTGGTGAAGCCTGTGCCGAGGATCGCTGTGGTTCTGGACACATCAGGGTCCATGTCCGGTCATCAGGTTGGGTTGGCCCTCACGGAGATTGGCGGCGTGCTCAGGGCTATGGGGATGCTGGAGGGCGTGTGGGTACTGGCTACGGATGCGGAGGCCCATACCTGCCAGCGTGTGTTCAATCCCCGCCAGGTGGACGTTGTGGGCGGTGGGGGAACCATCCTGGAGTCGGGCATTGCACGAGCCATGAAGCTGCGGCCCCGGCCTGAGATCGTGGTCGTCATCTCGGACTGCCTGAACTATTGGGATGAGGTCAAGCCTGCCAGGGTGAGCATCGTGATCGTGCGTGTGGGCACGGGCAAGCCGCCTACGTGGGCCGACAAGGTGATTGACGTGGAGGATGTGGTAGAGGACTGGACGGTGTGGACAAGATGACCACTGAGCTTCGTCTGTACGTGGTTCCTAATGGCCGGGGCGGTAGCGCCGTATCGTGCCCGGAGTGCCGAGAGCACGTGTTCCCCAGCGAGGACTACGTGATCCGCTGCGACGTGGGGCTGAGGCACGTGTACGCCTGCGAGTCTGTGACGCGGGGGTGGCTGGTGGGACGCCGGGTGTGTAACCTCTATGAGCGAGTGGGCCTGGTGGTGCACATTCGGCGGCTGAGGGGGGTATTGACCGGAAGGGACCGGAAAGTGCTGGAGGGTTTTCTGAACCTGATCGGTTTGGCAAGGGGGTGATGGTGGCTACAAGCGATTTGATGGGACTGTTTGGCACCAGACCCTTCCTGGAGGTCCGCAACGAGTTTCGTGCGGCCTTGCAGGCTGGGGCGCGTGAGGTTCGTTTCCGTGAGGATGACTATTCAGACGTGATACGGCTCCTGGCAGCAGCCAGTAACGGCGTGCCCGTGTTCCTGGATGAGGAGCGGCTGCCGGGTTTGAGGAAGGGCAGCCTGCGCATGAATCTCGAATGGTGCCGCCTGTTCGTGGAGGCCAACGGGACTGCGTTTCCGGGGGTCATGATCGTTAGGGAGAACGGGACGGCGATGTTTGTGAGGCTCTTGCCTGGCGTGCCTGTGCAGGTCACCTTGGATGTGACGGAGCTGGGGGCCTTCAATGAGGCTGGGGACGCGCTGCGGGGCATGTGGGCGGTGCAGTTAGATCACATGGCGGCATCGGTGCTACTCAACCCCTGGACTGTGACCAGGCCCCTCACGGACCCGGCGCAGGTAGACTTTCATGCAGCCCACAGGACGCCTCCGGCAATGGGGGCCGGGAGGCTGGAAGAAATCGGTGCCCCATCGGCGGACCTGCTTATGCGGCCCGTGAGGGTGACCGTAGCAGCCCCGGACCCGGTGGATACAAAGCGTGCCTGTGAGGCTCTGATGGGCGTGGTGGATTCCTACAACTGCTCCAAGCCGTCTTATGGGCACCTCTATGGCCTTCTGGAAGAGGCAGGGAGGACTGGTATTGGTGATGCAGTCTTTGAGCGCGTTTTGGATTCCTTCCCTCTTAGTGGTCAGGATACCTTTGGTGAGATCATAGACGGCCTGATTGATGAGGGCTATGAGTGGGCTGGGTTCCTGCCTCGCCCCGATCCGGACTGGACCTATCGTGAGGACTACGTGGTCAAGTGGGCGGGAGGGGAGACCGGTATCAACCTGCAGATCGCTAAGTACCAGCGATTATTGAGGGCATGGGCCTTCATGGTCCGGGCTATGGGCAAGCTGTTGGGCCTCAACGGGTGGGCCTTCACGCCGGGCCTGTTGGTGGGGGATGAGGACTATCTGGCTGAGATTTCAGAGTGGGGTGGTAGAACCTTCGTGCTGTTGAACCCGCAGGGGTTGCGCGTCAGTGCGGCCAATAGTGAGATGGTTTTGATGTTACGGGACCGGGCGGCGCATGTGGTGGCCCATGTGGGCCAGCCGAATCATGACGAGAGTTGGGCCAGGCGGTACGAGTTCCTGCTGGAGGAGAGTGCGTCCCTGCTATCGAAGTGGGGGCGGGAAGAGTTGTCTTGGCTGAATTCCTATGGATCGAGCATGGCTACCAAGAAAGGGGTGCAGAGATGAAGGAGACCGAGGTTCAGTTGAAGGATGTAGATATGAAGGTGGTGGACCCGCATCTTACGCTGGTGCAGTCGTTGGACCTGAAGAACAGGCTGGCTAGCGCCATGCAGGGCATCGGGAGGCAGGGTTTCGCCGATATCCTGGGCATGGGGCGACCGCGCTGGTGGCGTTGGCGGACCAAGGGCCAGGCCCCGGTGAAGGTGGAGGAGTACCTGCACATCATCGCCCGGTTCCCGGAGCTGCGGGGCAAGGTATGGCGGCACCTGTTGCACCGGGCGCAGACGGAGATTGATAGCAGGAAGGGATAGGTTGTGAAGCAGGTACTCGTGTTGCCTACCTTTGAAATTCGCAACGATGGTGTATGCCGTAAATGTCTAAAGGAGTTGTCCTGCCACAATGATGATGCCATTGTGATAAGGGTGCAAAATATATATTGGTCTGGTTTCAAGAGTCACGTTTTCAATATTGTGAAGGTGGCAAATCCTTGGAACCATTCGAATCTTACATGGCGCGTCTACGGTCAACCGTTGTGTGGGTGTACATTGTCTAGTATACGAAGAGATGAGCCCCCTTATGAGTTGCTGTGGCTGCCAAGGTTGTTTCAGTTCGTCAACCCGGAGGACCGGCAGGCATTAGAAGAGGCGTTGGTATTGATGGCCCTGGCGGGGGAGATGTGATGCTTTCTTTTGCTCCCAAAAGGTTTTAGCGATCTATAATGAGTGAGTGAAGTAAATGAGGCTTGACAAACCGGAAGGAATCTGCTATACTGATAATGCTACAGGTGCGGCGTGGTTGTTTTGTTATAGAAGGGGTCATGCAGGCCACGCGCACCTGTAGCGGGACGCAAGGCAATGTGTGACCCCTTTGACATAAGGCGATGATTGTACAGAAGAGCCATAGGATACAACTGAGACCCAACAATGAGCACCGAAGCGGTTTCAACCGCTGGGTTGGTGCTTACCGTTGGACTTACAACTGGGCGCTAGAACAGAAGAAGACAGCCTATGAGCAAGAGGGCAAGTCACTGAGTAAGTACGGTGTGCAGAAACTCTTGACTATTGAGAAACACACGCTGGAAAGGGCGTGGCTCAATGATATCCTGCGAGACACGCTTGTCAATGCAATATGGAACATGGACAGGGCATACCAGAACTTCTTCCGGCGGGTCAAGAATGGAGAGGCCAAAAAGGGTTTCCCAAAGTTCAAGTCAAGACGGACGGCGCGGCGCGTTTTCCACGTCACGGCGTACCTCGTGCAATTGAGCGAAGACCGACGGAGCGTCAAGTTGCCTAAACTTGGATGGGTTAGGATGAGCAAGGCCCTGCGATTTGAGGGCAAGATGGTTGGGACAGTGGCTGTCAGTGAAGAGGCGGGGCGGTGGTATGCATCCTTCGTCGTTGAGACTGAGATACCCGATCCTCCGGATCGTAGTGCTGACCCTGTGGTGGGCATCGACGTCGGTATCAAAACGCTAATGACGCTTTCTGATGGGAAGCGATATGAGAATCCGAAGGCTACCTATGAGCTAGAGAAGCTACTGGCGCGGTCACAGCGCCAACTATCCTGCAAGACTAAGGGGAGTAAGCGGCGGGCTAGGGCAAAGCTGAGAGTCCAGCGGATACAGAAGCGGATCAAGGATGTGCGGGTAAATGCGGCACATCAAGCCACGGCGGAGGTGACTAGGGACTACGGCCTCGTAGCTATGGAGGACTTGAATGTCAAAGGCATGGTCAAGAATCGTCACTTGGCAAAGGCCGTGTCAGACTCCAATTTCAATCGGTTGCGCCAGCAGTTGACGTACAAGACCGCGTGGAGCGGCAGTAAACTGAGGCTCGTGGACCGTTGGTTCCCGTCCAGCAAGCTGTGCTCTGAGTGCGGTTGCATCAATGATAATCTGACACTTTCAGATAGGAGGTGGACTTGCGATTGTGGGGCTGTTCATGACAGGGACCTAAACGCTGCCCAGAATATTCTAGCGGCGGCGCTAAAGTTGGCCGACGAATCGGCGGTCACTGGGCGTGGAGGGATAGGGGCCTCAAGTCCTCCCGATGAAGCGTCAAGCGGGCAGCAGGAGGTGATAGATGCATAAGACCCGCAACCCCGAATTGACGGGGTCCTCATTCGCGTGGGCAATGGCTATTGTGAAGGGTGCACCCCATGCGCATGTGGGGGATTCGCGCAGATGCGGGTCTGAAACGACGACCCCAAACGTGCACCCCATGCGCATGTGGGGGATTCGTACGGCAAGTATTGCCAGAAGCCGCAGAAACCCGTGCACCCCATGCGCATGTGGGGGATTCGTTGGCCCTGTGCTTGCGGCTGCGCAGGACGAAGTGCACCCCATGCGCATGTGGGGGATTCGTCAAATGACAAGCGATTGCACGCCAGCATACGTGTACCCCATGCGTATGTGAGGGGGGGATTCGGTGGAGACTAAATGAGCGAACCCTATGATGTGGACGTAGAGAGGTCGGCCCTCGGCAGCTTGCTCCTGGACCCCGCACTCTTGGCTGAGGCTGAGGCTGTGTTGCTCCCAGAGGACTTCTACCGGGAGGCGCACAGCACAGTCTACGGGGCCATGCTGGAGCTGTGGCGCTCAGGTTCGGCGCTGGATTACACGCTGCTATGCCGGGCCTTGGAGGACCGCGGACACTTGGAGGCTGTGGGCGGGACGGCATACGTGGCTTCGCTCATTGAGGCCACACCGACCAGTGCTCATTTCGCGTCCTATGCCCGCGAGGTTCTGGCCCTGGCGAATCGGCGCCGCTTGATAGTGGCGGGTATTGAGTTGCAGAACATGGCCTGCGAGGGCGGCTACGGTGTGCCGGAACTCCTGGAGCAGGCTCAGGTCTTGCTCAATCAGGTTTCTGTGAGGGCCGATTTGCAAGGAGCGGTAGTGCCTTTCGAGAGTGCTTTGGAGGCCTACTGGAGTGCATTGGCGATGGAGCTGTCGGGCGCGGTGACGCGGATTCCCTTTGGGTTCCGAGACCTGGACTCATTGGTTGGGGGATTGAAGCCGGGGGACCTGTGCTATATCGGGGGCCGGCCAAGTATGGGCAAAACTACTTTGTGCCTGCAAGCGGCCCTGAACCTGGCTAAGTTGGGCGTGGGTCCGACGGTGGTGTTCTCGGTGGAGAGCACGGAACCGGAGTTGGCAGGTCGCATCCTTGGCTATGCCACTGGGGTGACCTCGGACGCCATGCGGAAGCGCACGGTGGATGTAGAGGCTATGTCCTGGGTAGGGCAGGTTGCGTCTGTGCTGGAGATCCCCGTGTTGCTGCGGGAGGATTACGACCTCTCACCGGCGGGGATTGATGCGGCGCTCACGTCCATGCCCCAGCCTCCCCGGCTGGTGGTGGTGGACCACGTGCACCGTATGGAGGGGGGCCGCAGGTTCAGGGACCGTCGGGAGGAGGTGACGTACATCTCGCGGCGGTTAAAGTCCCTGGCGCAGAAGCATTCGGTCCCGGTGGTGGCGGTATGCACCCTGAGCCGGATGGTGGAGAACCGCAAGCCACCGAGGCCCATGCTGGCGGATTTGAAGGAATCGGGAGACCTGGAGCATGATGCGGACGTGGTGATTATGCTGTACTGGGCTGGTCACTACGATTCGGAAAGCCCCAGGCAGTTTGTGACCGAGGCCATTGTGGCCAAGCACCGGGACGGTCCCACGGGCACGGCGTATCTTCGGCGCGGGGGCCAGGGGCAATTGAGCGACCTGGTGTGTAAGAATGATTTGATGATGCTTTAAGAGGGAGGGAGACGTGACATGGCAAAGGTACAGGATACAGATGGGCAGGAGGATGGGCAGGAACTGGTGGATATCAGTTCATTGACCATCGAGCAGGAGGCCGCGTTGGTCCTGGAGCAGATGGCGCGGCTGATGCGAGAGAACAGGGAAGCTACTGAGGCACAGCGGTATTATGTGGAACAAGCCCGCAAGGTGGTGGCGAACTGGGAAGCCGCCATTGCAGAGGTCAACGCTGAACGTGACGCGGCCCTGGCTAAGTTGGAGGAGCGCGCCAAGGGGCTGGGCCTGCGGGCTGAGCAAACCATCAAGACTGAGCATGGCGTCATCAAGTTCAAGAACGGCTATCCTCGCGTAACCTACGACGCCAAGGGTCTCGATGCCGTGAGCAAGGCACCGGAGCATGGCTGGCTGCGCCAGTATCGCTCTGAGACCCTGGTCATGCCGACGGTGACGAAAGTAGACGTCAAGGTGGATAAGGCCGACTGAGGGCCTTTTGCACAACACGCGGAGCGGCCCTTTCTTTTGCTCCCAAAAGATTCTAGGGGGCTATAATAGTTTCAGGAGGTGTGGATGAATGAGCAGGTTGTGTTCAACCGGGAAGTTGATAACGTGCTTTATGATGCCGCTGGTTGTCCCAGAGACCCCGACGTTTACCCTGACAGCCCTGAGGGGCGGGCCGAGCTGGCCCGGTGTCAGGAGGCCGAAGTCTTGGGCGTGGACCCGTCCACGCTGGACCTGCTGGGCTCCGGCCAGTTGGGGTTGTGAGCTGTGAGTATGGGGGCGGCGGTAGCTCAATAGGCAGAGCACGGACGGATGGGTGAGCGATGACGTCTAGCAAAACCCCGGGAAAGCCGCGTTGTGGGTTCGATCCCCACCCAGCCCGCCCCCTTTTCATCGGAAGGCAAGCAAATTAGACAGGAGGCAAACATGTCGGACAAACCGAAAGCGGGAAGCGCGAAACTGGCTGAGATGCCGTCGGCGGTGATTCCGCCCGTCAAGGTGGTCAAGGAGTTCCCATTCACCTTGCGGTCCCTGACGCTCAAGGATGTGACAAAGTTACCGGGGGCGCAGCGGTACTCCTCCAGGGAGTTCGGGGTACCTTATGCCACGGTGGACTTGGACTGGCCGGGTACCGTCAAGGTCACGGAGAACGAGGACCCCTTGGTGGAGCTGGCTGAGGGGATCCGGAAGCTCATGCTCTGGCTCCAGGGCACAGGCACGGAGATGGGTCGTGAGATCATGGCGAGCATTGGGGTCGATCAGGCCCAGGCGCAGATTGATGATGTGCCTGTTCGGGACCTAAAAGAGATATAAGGGGGGAGATATGGCAAAGGTACAGGATACAGAGAGTAGCGATTTCGACCGAGTACCGAAGGGTGAATACATCGCTTTCTTCGCGGGCTTCGTGCCCCGTGACGAGGACACGATGAGGCCCCGGATCATCCAGGTTGATGAGTGGAAGGACAACGTGAAGACGGGGGACAAATCGCCTGCCATACTGTGGAGCTTTCAGATCATCTACCCGGAAGAACATCGTGGTGAGGAGCCTACCGGCAAGACGCCCTGGAAGGCACTGCGGGTTGTCCAGAACGAGCAGAATGAGAATATCCTACAGGTGGACCGTGTGGGCAGTTGGATCGCCAACATCGTCAGGTGGTCCGAGATTTGTGGTGTGGATTGGCAGGCTGACCTTGGGAGTAGCCTACCCGACGCCGGGCAGATTACCGACCAGATGATTGTGGAGGCCCTGGAGTCTGCCCTTCTGAATCATGCCCGTGTAGGCGTTCGCGTGGTCATCAAGATAGGTGAAAGCGGTTACGTGGATACCAAAGACCACAATAGCGACTGTGTGATGCCGCTGGCTGCTGGACCTGCGGCCAAGAAGGTCGAAGGTATCGAGTACAAGGTGCCGGACTACTACGGCAAGGCTGCGGGCGGCATGGGGTCTGTAGAGGCCGGGTCTTGGTCTGATGAGGACCTGGACGTTATGCGGGTTCACATCCGGCAAGTTCTGCACCCGGCCCTGATTACAGGCGAGGCGGTATTGACCCTTGAGGAGGCCAAAGACAAGCGGTGGCTGGCCCTGGCGATATCCACGGGCGGTGCGGACTATGCCTTGCGGGCACAGACCTTTGCTGACACTATGGTCGAAGGGGGCTTTGACGCCGTGAAGACTAACTTGCTGATTGGGCTGATTAGCGTGGTCACAGGTCATCCGGTGAAGGAGCGCATCGTGGATTTCCTGGCCCCGCCGCAGTTGGAGGCTGCCGTGGAGCACCTGACGTCCCTGGCTCGGTCCTTGGGCAAGGAGGTCCCGGACCCGCCAGCATTGTCGCAGGATAGCCCTGATGAGGACGAAGGGGAGATACCCTTCTGATAGGGGGATTGGGGCAGGTGGCCGATAGGGCCGCCTGCCCCTTTGGAGGATGACATGGCCTTTCCTTGTGATGACTGCCAGTGCAATCTTGGTCAGCGATATGCTGAGTGCAGTAAGGGGTACGATCCGCAGTATGGTGACTGCCCGCCAGAGGAGCGGGTTCCATACGAGAGCTATCATGGTTTCAGTGAGCAGGCTTTGGAGGCTGGGGATTACCGCGGTCACCTGGAAAGGGATGATGGGGGCTACAGGGAATGAGCGATAGACAGTTGCGAGAGGCAATGCGCTATGTTCGTCGTGATAACTTGACAGAGTATAGCGGCTTACGGGTTATTGAAAAAGCCCTTGCCGATGACCCCGACGTGGTGGTGCTCGCCAAGGAACTGATAAGTGGGCATACCTTGATGGATGAAGAGGGCGGTATGTGGGTCAACTTAGAGTATGACATTCTACTAGGCATTCTTGAGGTTCAGTTCCACGTCCGCCTCACCGACGACGGGGGCTATGAGTATACGGAATGAAACAGATACTCCAGTACAGGCATCGCTATCGGGATTACTGGCGCAGACAGCCGGAGGAGTGGTGGCTAGCTCGCTTGATGCAGGAGGTTGGAGAACTAGCCGACACGATGACAGGTGAGACGGGTGATACCAGGAATCACGAGCTTCGTCAGATAGCCTCCATCTGCATCAACTGGCTAGACATGCGGGGGGAGTGGACGGAATGACTACCCGCCTAACGCCTAAACAGATCATCAGGGCTATTCTGATTGGCCTCGGCCAGTGGCTGCAACTGCTCGGGGCGCTGGTGAGGAGGGAGAGAGCATGGACAAGATGCCCGTAACTCAGAGTTGGATTGAGCAGATATTTGAGCAGCAGATTGATTGGGACGTAGACTGTCCTAACGCCTGCTTCGTGAGTGGCGAGTTTGTAAATGCTATCGCCGCCCAGCACGAGCAGGAGGTTACTGAAGCACGCAAGCACACCTGGAAGGAGGCAGAGGCGCACTTTGCCCCCTATGTCGCAGCCGATGATGCGTCCTTTAGGTTGTTTGAGCAATATAGTGAGGGCGGTGGACTGACGCCAGCCGAGACGCTAGAGAAGGTTGCGGAAGTGCTTGGCAATCTATGCAACGCGCTTGCAGAACAGATAGACAGGGCGGTGGCCGCCGAGGAGGAGAACGCCGAGTTGGTGGCGCGGGCGGCGGTGATGAGTGAGGCGTTGGGGTTCGTCAGGAATGCAATTGGACAGGCGTGGAAGGCCGACCGAGAACTACGTGACCGAGGAGGTATACTGGCAGAGCAGTTTGCCCAAGTAATTGACGCGTTGGGTAGTTGCTCGGAAAGGGCAGAGCAGGCCCTCTCTGCTGCACCGAAGGTGTGGCGGGTGAAGGGTAGGACGAGCAAATACTATGACCTAGAAGTCGTGGCAGACGATGCGCCAGAGGAGTTTCGACAACTGCTCATTGGGCGGGGTATGTTCGCTGCTTGGGATGTCATAGTGTGTCCACCCAAGGGCGAACAGCCCCCAGAGAGCGAACAGGGCAAGGAGGAGAGAGAGGATGGATAAGGGATGGGATAAGGAATGGGTTGAGAAGACCATCAGGGAGAAACGAAGATGGGTCACGCTCTCCCTAGTCGAGGGGACACAGGACCTTAACTACTCCGAGGCCGCT